TCGTTGGTCAGTTGAGAAGTTCAAGGGTCTTATCTTCCAAATCGAGCGTGATGCAAACCAGATTGCACAAAGAACTCGTAGAGGAAAGGGCAACATGATTCTCTGCTCTGCAGATGTTGCTTCCGCACTCACCCACGCAGGACTTCTTGATTACACTCCTGCACTCAATGCAAACCTCAACGTTGATGACACTGGCAACACCTTCGCAGGTGTTCTCAATGGTCGTTACAGAGTTTACATTGACCCATATGCAGCAAACAACAGTGCTAACCAGTACTACGTTGTTGGTTATAAGGGTTCTTCACCTTATGATGCTGGTCTCTTCTATTGCCCATATGTACCTCTCCAGATGGTACGTGCAGTTGGTGAGAATAGCTTCCAGCCTAAGATTGGCTTTAAGACCCGTTACGGCATTGTTGCAAACCCATTCGCAGAGGGAACCAATGCTGGTCTCGGTGCTCTAACTGCCAACAGCAACCGTTACTACAGAAGAGTACGTGTTGACAACCTAATGTGATTCATCACTAAGGTAATCGAGAGGGTCTTCGGACCCTCTTTTTTTATGCAAATAAATAGTTAAAAATAATTTTGAGATTAAACAAGTGTCAGAAACTTTATTACCATTACAGAGGCAATTAAGTAATAGGAATTTTTTAACAACAACTGGATTCAAATTTACTTTAGCAAAATATCCAAAGGTTGATTTTTTTTCTAATACTGCACTTGTCCCATCTATAAGTTTAGGAGTTGCTGCTCAACCATCTTACTTAAAAGACATCCCAATTCCTGGAGATAAGTTAAGTTATGATGATTTTTCTCTGGACTTTCTTGTTGATGAAAATTTTGAAAATTACTTATTGGTACATAATTGGTTAAGGGGATTTGGTTACCCAGAGTCACTGGAAGAGTATCAAGAGTTATTGAATGATGACTCTTATACTCCAGGAAAGCAAACTGCACTGTCTGGACAATCAGATGGCACTCTAGTTGTTTATAATAGTAATTTTCAACCAATTGTAAATATAATTTTTTCTGGTTTATTTCCAGTATCTCTTTCTACGATTAACTTTGATGCAAAGGACTCAAATGCAAATTATGTCACAGCATCAGTAACATTTAAATATACAATTTATAATATTAAAAAAATTGACTTATGAACATTGATGAAATTCAAACATTATGGGAAGAAGATTCAAAACTAGATCCAGATAATCTCCACACTGAGTCTATAAAAATACCTTCTTTGCACTCAAAATATTATAAAATTTATAATAATATTCTCTTATTAAAAAAGATGGAAGAGAATAAATTTAAAATATTAAAAAAAGAAAAATGGATGTACTATACTGGAAAAGCAGATCCAGAAGTATACAAAGAAAACCCATTCGATCATAAGGTATTAAAACCAGATATAGATAAGTATATGGATGCAGATGAAGAAATAATTAAATCTGTATCTAAAATTGAATATTTTCAGACAATGTTAAATTATTTGGATAGTATTTTAAAGACAATCTTAAATAGAACTTACCAAATAAAAAATGCAATTGAATTCATGAGATTTACTGCTGGATATGACTGACATTAAAATTAGAAAAAAGAACGAAATATATTTGACAATAACTGCTGATCCTCATATTCATCAGGAATTGAGTGACTATTTTACATTTGATGTTCCAGGTGCAAAATTTATGCCCCAGTACAGAAGTAAGTATTGGGACGGAAAGATACGTCTATTCTCTACTGCTACTGGTGAGATTTATGTTGGTCTTTTAGATAAAGTTATTTCTTGGGCAAAGAAATCCAATTACACAATAGAGTTTGAAAATAATAAGTTCTACGGAACACCTTTTGAGGAAAATGACAATGTTTCCTATGAAGGAATTAAAGATTATATGATTCGTATCTCTAAGCATAAGCCAAGAGATTATCAGGTTGATGCAGTTTATGATGCCCTTAGATATAACCGTAAACTTTTAATTTCACCAACTGCTTCTGGAAAGTCGTTGATGATTTATTCTATTGTCAGATACTTTGCTGAAAGAGATCAAAAAATTCTTCTAGTGGTTCCTACAACGTCACTGGTTGAACAAATGTTCAAAGACTTCCAAGACTATGGATGGAACGCAGAAGACTACTGCCACCGCATCTACAGTGGTCGTGAGAAGACTAGCAATAGTTTAGTGACAATTACCACTTGGCAATCAATTTACAAACTACCTAGAAATTTTTATGAGTCCTTTGATGTGGTAATTGGAGACGAAGCACACCAATTCAAATCTAAATCACTAGTTGGTATCATGACTAAACTAGACAATACTAAGTATAGATTTGGATTTACTGGTACTTTAGATGGGTCTCAAACTCATAAGTGGGTATTAGAAGGTTTATTTGGTCCATCATACAAGGTAACTCAAACAAAAGAACTCATTGAAAAAGGTCATTTATCAAAACTTCAGATAAAAGTTCTTCTGTTAAAGCATAATGAACATCAATTTAATGAGTATGAGGAAGAAATTCAATATATAATCAGTCACGAAAAAAGAAATAAGTTTATTAAAAATCTTGCTTTAGACTTGAAAGGAAATACTTTAGTTCTTTTTAACAGAGTGGAAACTCATGGAGTCCCCATTTATAATTTAATAAATAATTCTGCTTCAAAAAATAGAAGAGTATTTTTTGTTTATGGTGGGGTTGATGCTGAAGAAAGAGAAAAGGTAAGAGAAATAACAGAAAAAGAATCAGATGCAATTATTGTTGCATCCTATGGAACGTTCTCTACTGGAGTAAATATTAAAAACCTACACAATGTGATATTTGCTTCACCCTCTAAGTCAAGGATTAGAAATCTCCAATCTATTGGAAGAGTCTTAAGGAAAGGAGACAATAAATCAAAAGCAATTCTTTATGATATTGCAGATGACATTACATACAAGTCTAAAAAAAATTATACTTTAAATCATTTAATTGAAAGAATTAAAATCTATAACGAAGAAAATTTTAATTATGAAGTACTACAAATCAACTTTAAAGAGTAACCATACATATGGAAGAAGAATTTTATGCAGTTATTAAATTAATTTCAGGAGAAGAAATATTTTCAAAAGTTTGTCCTTGTGAAGAGGATGAAAGAACCCTTTTGATACTTGACAACCCTGTTACAATAGAAACTGTTAACTTAAAACAATTTGGGGTTACTGGAATCAAAGTTAACCCATGGATTAAATTTACTGATGATTCAATGTTCATTGTTAATATGGACAAAGTTCTTACAATGTCTGAAGTAACAGATGAAGATATTCTTAAAATGTACAACAAGTATATTAGAAATAAGAATAAGGATTCAAAAGCAAATAAACCAACATCTGACATGGGATACTTATCCTCTATTGCTGATGCTAGAATTTATCTAGAAAAGTTATATAGATTAGAAAATTAAGGTATAGTATAATCATCAAACTCCACAGAGTTATTTTACACATTAAGACCAACCCTTGTCAACTTTTGGAAATCAGTGTTATAATTCAAACATTAAAACATAACTTAACCCAAAACATAATGAGTAAGGAAAGGAAAAATCCCCACTACGTTAATAACAAAGATTTTCATTTAGCTCTTATTGAGCATAAAAAGAAAGTAGATCTAGCAAAGAAGAAAGGACTACCACCCCCAAGAATTTCAAATTATCTTGGAGACTGTTTTCTTAAAATTGCCAACCATTTATCTTATCGTCCCAACTTTGTTAACTATATGTTTAGGGAAGATATGATTAGTGACGGTGTGGAAAATTGTGTTCACTATATCAATAACTTTGATACAGAAAGAACAAATCCATTTGCATACTTTACTCAAATTGTTTATTATGCTTTTCTAAGGAGAATCCATAAAGAAAAGAAGCAAATGGAGATTAAAGAAAAAATCATTGAAAGAAGTGGTTACGACCAAGTTTTTTCTGTGGATGGTGACAGAATGAATAGTTCCGAGTACAATAGCATTAAGGACAACATTCAAATTAAACTATATCAATGAAAATTGCTTTAATAACTGATACTCATTATAATTTTAAAAAAGCAAATAAAAACTTTCATGATTATTTTGCAAAATTTTATAAAGATATATTTTTTCCTTACTTAGAAGAAAACAATATAAAAACAGTTATTCACCTTGGTGATGCCTTTGATAATCGTAAGGGGATTGATTATTGGGCATTAGATTGGGCAAAAAGAAATGTTTATGATGTATTTAAAAAATTAAACATTAAAGTTTATAGTATAGTTGGAAATCATGATACTTACTATAAAAATACTAATGAAGTAAATTCAATTGATATTTTGTTAGATGAGTATGAAAATATTGTAAAAATTTCTTCTCCAATGGAAGTGAGTATTGGTGGGTTAGATACTCTATTACTTCCTTGGATTTGCTCAGAAAATCAAGAAGAAGTTTTTTCATTATTAGAATCTACAGAAGCAAAAGTTGTTTTTGGGCATCTTGAACTTCAGGGATTTTTTGTATTCCCTGGTCAATCCCAACCTCATGGAATGGATAAAAATATTTTTAATAAATTTACGAGAGTATTTTCTGGACATTACCATACTCGAAGTGATGATGGGAAAATATTTTACATTGGAAACCCATATCAAATGTTCTGGAATGATTATAATGATATGAGAGGATTTAATATTCTTGATACAAAATCATTAAATCTTCAGTTTGTTAAAAATCCTTATACTATTTTTGAAAAAATTTATTATGAAGATAGTAAATTTGAAGAAATTGATGAAGAAAAATGTAAAAATAAAATAGTAAAGTTAATTGTTAGGAAAAAAAGCAATCAGAAACAGTTTGATTTATTTTTAGATAAACTAACTAAAATACCTTTTCTTGAATTAAAGGTATCTGAAATATTAGATGTTGATGATTCAAATTATCAGTATAGTGAAACAGAAGTAGAAGATACTTTGACTATTCTGAATGGGTATGTTGAAGAATCAGATTTTCAGTTAAATAAAGATATTGTTAAAAAAATTATAAAAGACATTTACAATGAGGCATTGGAAGTTGAGTAAATAAATAAAAATAATACACTTACCCATGTGATGTACATATTAACAATCAAAGGGCAAGAAGATGAAGGTGCATATGCTGTTCTTAATGAAGATGGAGAACAGTATGTATATTTTTTTGAGGAAGAAGACGATGCAGAAAGATATGCTGGTCTTTTAGAGGCAGAGGATTATCCACCAATGTCTGTAATAGAGGTTGATGGAGATTTGGCAGTTAAAACTTGTGAGATACATGACTATAGTTATGTTATAATCACTAATAATGATTTTGTAATTCCCCCAAGAACCAATGATTATTTTCGACAAAATAAGATTTCGTAATTTTTTATCAACAGGAAATACCTTTACAGAAATAAATTTAAAGGAAACCAATACAACATTAATTATTGGTAGTAATGGAAGTGGTAAGTCCACTTTACTGGATGCTTTATGCTTTGTTCTTTTCAATAAGGCATTTAGAAAAATTACAAAAAATCAGTTAATTAATTCTACAAACGAAAAAGATTGTTTGGTTGAGATAGAATTTAATACAGCATCCTCTAAATGGATGGTAAGACGAGGCATAAAACCAGCTGTATTTGAAATCTACAAAGATGGAGAACTTGTCAATCAACTAGCATCCAATAATGACCAGCAAGATTGGTTAGAACGGCAAGTATTAAAATTGAATTATAAGTCTTTCACGCAAATTGTTATTCTTGGAAGTGCTTCTTTTGTGCCATTTATGCAGTTATCTACGGCACATAGGAGAGAAATAGTTGAGGATTTGCTTGATATTAAGATATTCTCTTCTATGAATTCCATAGTAAAAGAAAAAATAAAAAATACTAATGATAAAATAAAAGAAATAACAGTCACTCACAAGTTGACTGAAGAAAAAATCGAAATGCAAAAGCAATTTATTGAAAGTGTAGAGAATGATATTAAAAAACAAATAAAAAATAAAGAGGATAAGATATCTGAAATTGAATCTAGGATAAAAGAAGTAGAGGAGGAAAATCAAGGTAAGCAAAAAAAAGTTGAAACTGAGTTGCAAATAGAGATGGAAGAGTTATCTTCTTGCACAAAAAAACTTAAACAACTATCTACTTTAAAAGTCAAAATACAAGAAAAACTTAACTCATTCAATGAGCAAAAGGAGTTTTTCAACAGCAGTTCGGAATGCCCAACCTGCACACAAAAGATAGAAGAAAGTTTTAGGTTAAATAAAATTGAAGAATGTGAGGAAAAATTAAATGAATTAGAGAAGGGTTGCATTGAATTAAAGAAATCAATTCTCGAAGAAGAGGATAGAGAAAAGAAATTCAATCAAGTTTCTAAGCAAATTCTAACTCTAAACAATGAAGTATCTAACAACAACGTTAAAGTTTCTCAATTTAATAGGCAAACCAGAGAACTTCAGCAAGAAATTCAAGAACTTAAAACAAGAGACCAAGATAAAAATTCTGAAAGAAGTGTTTTAAAAAAATTAGAAGTTACTTTATCCAAACTTGAAGAGGATAGAGCAAAATATAGAGAACTTAATACTTACTATGAATTTTCACAAAACCTATTAAAAGATGGTGGAGTAAAAGCAAAAATTATTCAAAAATATCTCCCGATTATGAATCAGCAAATAAACAAATATTTGCAGATGATGGATTTTTATATTAATTTTACTCTCGATGATGAGTTTAATGAAAGTATAAAATCACCTATACATGAAGATTTTAGTTATGAATCATTCAGTGAAGGTGAAAAAATGAGAATAAATCTTGCTCTCCTTTTTACCTGGAGAGAAATTGCAAGAATGAAAAATTCTATTAGAACTAATTTGTTGATACTTGACGAAGTATTTGACAGTTCACTTGATGGTACAGGAATTGAGTATTTTACAAAAATAATAAGGTATGTTATTAATGACTCAAATATATTGGTCATTTCACATAAAACTGATGAGATGATTGATTTATTTGACAGGGTTATTAAAGTCGAAAAAGTAAAGGGATTCAGCAAAATCGTTCCTTGACTAATCCCTTGAATCTGTTATACTGATATGGAGATAAAAATTTATTATGGACAGCAGCAATTTTACTACTTTTACAGTTAAAACGGACAATCTCCCTGCTCAAAATGATGTAGTTACTACAACTAATTCTAGTGATGTGATTTCTTTTGGTGATAAAATTGTTGGGTCAAGTGGTGGTGACACCATTTACCCAGCAGACCATCCCAGTCAACAATTTTGGTATGAGGATGGGTTTAGTCTTACTGGAAATCCTGGACCCTACTCACCCGATACAATCACATTTACTTCTTCTACGATTAATCAAACTATGAGTCAAGAAAATAATAATGGTTTTTGGAAATATAACGAAGATAAAATTTTGAAGCAACTTGAAGAATATATTAAAGGCACATATAGGCAACATTATGTTGACCGAACTGGTGGAGGATCAGAGCAAACACTAGACAAAATCAAGCATAATCGTCGTGAAGGATTCTGTGCTGGAAACGTTACAAAGTACATTGACCGTTACGACACAAAAGGAACTCCTAGGCAAGACTTGTTTAAAGTGCTACACTACACTATCCTGCTTATCAACCACCTAAACCTTATTGAAAACAAGTGAGATTAATTTCTGATATGAAACTTTCTGCTGAAACAATCACAGTCCTTAAAAACTTTTCTTCTATTAATCAATCTATTTTGGTTAAATCTGGTTCTAAACTTAGAACTATCTCTGTCATGAAAAATATTCTGGCAGAAGCAGATGTAAAAGAAACTTTTGCGAGAGACTTTGCAATTTATGACCTTAATCAATTTTTGAATGGTCTCAGTCTTCACCAAGACCCAGATTTGAATTTCACTAATGAATCTTATATTGTTATTAGTGAAGGAAAAAGAAAGGTAAAATACTTTTTTGCCGACCCTGAAGTAATTGTCACACCTCCAGAAAAAGAACTTGAACTTCCTTCTCAGGATGTTTGCTTCCAACTAGAACACTCTCAGTTGGACAAACTCATTAAAGCATCTGCAGTGTATCAACTTCCAGACTTGTCTGCTATTGGTGAAAATGGTGTAATTCGTTTAGTTGTCAGAGATAAAAAGAACGATACTTCAAATGAGTTTTCAATTGATGTTGGTGAAACAACTAGTGATTTTGTATTTAACTTTAAAGTTGAAAATATTAAAATCATTCCAGGAACTTATGATGTGGTAGTTTCTAAAAAACTATTGTCCAAATTTAGTAATGAGAGATATAATCTCAATTATTACATTGCATTGGAACCTGATTCTTCCTTTGGATGAAGTATAAAGTAAAATATAAACTTCCAGGTGACAATCGTTACCTGGAACTCATTGTTGATGCAGATAGTCAGTCTCAAGCAAAAAGAATTGCTCAAGCACAGATTCCCTCTGCAATTATTATTGGCGGTCCTCAACCTATTTGATTATGAGAGATGATTTTTTGTGGGTCGAAAAGTATCGACCCAAGACCATTGAAGATTGTATTCTTCCTGAAAATATTAAGAAAACCTTTAAAGATTTTCTAAATAAGGGTGAAGTGCCAAACTTGCTTCTTGCTGGACCTGCTGGTTGCGGTAAGACTACAGTTGCTAAAGCACTCTGCAACGAATTGGGGGTAGATTTCTATGTCATTAACGGATCCGACGAAGGTAGATTCCTTGATACTGTCCGAAACAATGCGAAAAACTTCGCTTCGACCGTCTCACTTACGGCAACTGCTAAACACAAAGTCATCATCATTGATGAGGCAGATAACACAACCAACGATGTACAACTCCTCCTACGGGCGTTTACTGAGGAATTTAGTGGGAATTGCCGATTCATCCTCACATGTAACTATAAAAACAAAATTATTGAACCACTTCACTCAAGGTGTGCAGTCGTCGAATTTTCAATACAGGGGAGACAAAAACCACAAATTGCAGGGCAATTCTTTAGAAAATTACAACAAATCCTTGATGGTGAAGGAATCAAATATGAACCCAAAGTTCTTGCAGAACTCATCAACAAGCACTTTCCCGACTGGAGGAGAGTCCTCAACGAATGTCAAAGATATTCGGTTAGTGGAGAGATTGACACTGGCATTCTTGCGTCTTTTTCGGAAGTAAAGACAGATGAACTTATTAGAAGTCTTAAGGAAAAAAACTTTGCTGAAGTACGCAAGTGGGTCGTCAGTAATCTGGATAATGATTCTGGGGTACTTTTGCGTCGTGTTTATGATGCTTGTTATGAAACCCTTGATGGTCCTTCTATTGCTGCTGCTGTGCTCATTGTTGCTAAGTATCAGTATCAGGCAGCATTTGTGGCAGACCAGGAAATAAATCTCCTTGCAGCATTAACTGAAATTATGGTGGAGTGCAAATTCAAGTGACATTGGAACTAAAGGATTGGTTGAATAGTATTAATCAAACCAAAAAGAATTTAATTGATGAAGATTCTTCATTAGAAAAAGAATATTCTCCTTATATTATTAATCGATGCCTTTCTGGATATATTGATTGCATTATGTATGCAAACGAAATGAATATCTACAATCGACTAAATAAAAAACTTCAATATGATTTCTTTATAAATATAATCAGAATCAAGAAGAGATTTTCTCCTTGGGTCAAAAAAGAAAAAATCAAAGATATTGAATACGTCAAAACTTACTATGGTTATAGTAATGAAAAGGCAGAACAAGCTTTGAGGATTCTTAGTAAAGAACAAATTAATTTTATTAAACAAAAACTTGATGTTGGAGGAACAAAATGAGCGTCGTTCAAGAGCCTGAAGTGAAGTGGTCTACCGATCAAATGGTGGAAGTGATTCTCAATGAACCCGATGATTTTTTGAAAGTTCGTGAGACGTTGACTCGTATCGGAGTTGCTTCAAGGAAAGAAAAGAAAATTTATCAGTCTTGTCATATTTTGCATAAGCAAGGCAAATATTACCTAGTTCATTTCAAAGAACTGTTTGCACTTGATGGAAAACCAGCAAATTTGACTGTAAATGATATTCAACGTAGGAATAGAATCACCCAATTGCTTGCTGATTGGGGTCTGATTACTGTCGTTGATGTTACTAAAATTTCTGATATTGCACCTTTAAATCAGATTAAAGTTTTGTCTTTTAAAGATAAAGGTGATTGGATTCTTGAAACCAAATATAACATTGGGGCAAAGAAAAAAAGAGGTGAAGAGGAAACCGAATAAATTTGTAGGGAGGTCCACACCTCCCTTTTTTATTGATTTTTGATATATAAATGTAGGATGCCGAAAGGGTCCACAAAATACAAACTCGCTTTTAAAGGAGCTACTATAATGACAAACCTTACAAGGTATACTGCTGCGGATTTGCCTGCCTTAATGGATAGGATTACCCGACATAGCATTGGAATGGATGAATATTTTGACCGTTTGTTTAATCTTCATGAGACAACATCCAACTACCCACCCTACAATCTCGTTCAAGTTAGTAACGTAGAATCAAGATTAGAACTTGCACTTGCTGGATTTAAAAAGGAGGAAGTACATGTATACACGGAGTATGGAAAACTTTTTGTCGAGGGACAGAAGGATGACAAGGAATCTTCTACCCACTACGTCCATAAGGGACTGGCTCAACGATCTTTCAAAAGAGCATGGACGTTATCAGATGACACAGAAGTACGTGAGGTCACCTTTGAGGATGGATTATTGACCGTTACATTGGGCAAAATTGTTCCAGAACATCATGCACGTAAGGATTATCTATAAATAGATTTGAATATCGTCGGCGCAATGCCACAGAGGGGTAACTGGCAAAATCCAGTTGACACCCCTCTTTTTTATTGCTATAATTTTTTGAGGAAACTGAAAAAACATGACTGTTAAACTTGCTGTACTTAAATCTGGAGAAGATGTCGTAGCAGATATTAAAGAATTAGTAGATGAAGATGGAAATATCGTCTCTTTAATTTTTTCAAATCCAGTTGTAGTAAAATTAATCTCACCTCAAGTTCTTCTTGAAAGTGAGAAAGAACATGAATATAAAATTGCTTTTTATCCTTGGATGCCTTTGTCTTTTGATAAAAATATTCCAATTAAAAAGGATTGGATTGTGACTATTGTTGAACCAGTAGAAATGGTGAAAAAATCTTATGAGGAGAGAATGAATGGAAACGAACAAGACAATAATGTTGATTCTATTAATGAACAATACATTCCTGATATCTGAAATAGAGGAAGTAGTAGTTGATTTTGGTGAACCAAATTGCAGACTAATAAACCCATGCCTACTTACTGGTGAAAGTGAGATGGCACCATGGATTGAAGAATATACAGATGCAAATGAATTAATGATTAGTTCAGATAAGATTCTGACAATCATTGAACCAAAGAAAACCTTGCTTGACAAATATCTAGAACTTACACAATGAGATTTTACACCAACGTCTATGAAAAATTTAATAAAATGTTGGTCCGTGGATATGACAATGGTGAGTATTTCCAAATAGAAGAAGATTATCAACCTACTCTATTTGTTCCTTCAAAGAAAAAAACAAAATATAAAACACTGGATGGATATGCAGTAGAACCCATTCAACCTGGAAAGATTTCTGATTGTAAGGAATTTCTTGATAAGTATTCTAAGGTTGAGGGTTTTACTGTTTATGGTAACGACAACTATAAAGCACAGTATATCTCCGATAAGTATCCAGAAGAAGAAATTAAATTTGACATTGCAAAGATTAGACTCTTTACAATTGACATTGAGGTTTCTGCTGAAAGTGGATTCCCTAATGTATTTGATTGTGCAGAAGAAATTCTCACAATTACTCTTCAAAATTATGCAACAAAGCAAATTATTTGTTTTGCAAACAGAAGAGAGTATTTAAACAATCGTAAAGACCTTGCTTACGTCAAGTGTTCTGATGAGATTGATTTGATTCATCGGTTCCTTGCATTTTGGCAACAAAATACTCCAGATGCCATTACTGGATGGAACTGTGAACTATATGATATTCCATACATTGCGGGACGCATTGAACGTATTCTTGGGGAGAAGGAGGCACGTCGTCTTTCTCCTTGGGGAAACATTCGTAAAAAAGAACTGGTTATTCAGGGTAGGGAACAAATCTCTTATGAGATTGCAGGAGTATCTGTGATTGACTATCTTGATTTGTATAAGAAGTTTACTTATACCAACCAGGAGTCATATCGTCTTGACCATATTGCATTTGTGGAACTTGGTCAGAAGAAATTGGACCACTCCGAATTTGATACTTTCCGTGAGTTTTATACAAAAGACTGGCAAAAGTTTGTTGATTATAACATCAAAGACGTTGAACTTGTTGACCAATTGGAAGACAAGATGAAACTTATTGAGTTGTGTTTGACGATGGCATACGATGCTAAGGTCAATTATAATGATGTGTTTTTCCAGGTAAGAACTTGGGATGCTATTATTTACAACTATCTAAAGAAACGTAACATCGTTATTCCTCCAAAAGATAAATCATCAAAGGATGAAAAATATGCGGGGGCATATGTCAAGGAACCGATTCCTGGGATTTATGATTGGGTGGTCAGTTTTGACCTTAATAGCCTGTATCCTCATCTTATTATGCAATACAACATCTCACCAGAAACACTCCTTGAAGAGAAACATCCACAAGCAACAGTTGATAGAATACTTGGTGAACAAATAAACTTTGAACTGTATAAAGATTATGCAGTTTGTGCTAATGGTGCGATGTATCGCAAGGATGTGAAAGGATTTCTCCCAGAATTGATGGAGAAAATGTATGGTGACCGAGTTATCTTCAAGAAGAAGATGATTGAGGCAAAGAAGGAATATCAAAAGACTCCTACCAAAGAATTGGAAAAGGAGATTGCTCGTTGCAATAATATTCAGATGGCAAAGAAGATTTCTTTGAACTCTGCTTATGGTGCTATTGGTAATCAGTATTTTCGATATTATAAACTCGCAAATGCTGAGGCAATTACTTTGTCTGGGCAAGTATCAATTCGTTGGATTGAGAGCAAAGTAAATAAGTATCTAAATAAGGTATTGAAAACTGAAGACGTAGATTATGTTATTGCTTCTGATACTGATTCCATTTATATTAATATGGGTCCTTTGGTTGACCGTGTATACCAGGGAAGAAAGGAGACTCGTGAGAAAGTTGTCACGTTCCTTGACAAGTTGTGTAAGGTGGAACTTGAGCCTTATATTGAAAGTTCTTATCAAGAATTGGCGGAATACGTGAATGCGTATGAACAAAAAATGCAGATGAAACGGGAGAATATTGCTGACCGTGGAATCTGGACTGCAAAGAAACGATACATTCTTAATGTATGGGATAGTGAAGGTGTTCGATATGAACAACCAAAACTTAAGATTATGGGACTAGAAGCAGTTAAGTCTTCTACTCCTGCTCCTTGTCGTCAGATGATTAAGGATGCCCTTAAGTTGATTATGACCAAGACTGAAGATGATATGATTGATTATATTGAGCAATCTCGTAAGGAGTTTACTAATCTTTCTGTGGAAGAAATTTCTTTCCCAAGAACTGTATCTGATGTTATTAAACATAAAGCACACTCAACAATTTATGGAAAGGGAACACCAATTCACGTTCGTGGTGCCCTTCTTTATAATCACTTGATTAAAGAGAAGAAACTTGATAAAAAGTATGCAGCAATTCAGAATGGTGAAAAGATTAAATTTTGCTATTTGAAACTTCCCAATCCAATCCGAGAGAATGTGATTTCCTACATTCAGGAATTTCCAAGGGAACTCGGTCTGGACAAATACATTGATTATGAACTACAATTTAACAAAGCATTCTTGGAACCAATGAGGGTTATCCTTGATGCTATTGGTTGGAAAGTAGAAAAAACAATTACCCTAGAATCATTTTTTTCCTAATGGATTTGCCTATTAACGACAAAGAATTGGATACGATTGTAAAAGCAATGGCTCTTGGAGGAGACACTGCGTTATATCAAAAACTAAAACTTGTGAAGGACCTGAAAGAGCAGGGACTTCCTTATAAAAAAATACTTCGTGAAGAATACGGGATGGTAGCTTGATGGATTTCCTTAAAGATATTGTAAAAGAGATTGGTGGTGAGTATACGCAACTCGCATCTGATATTGATGAGACTGAGACTTATGTTGACACAGGTTCGTTTATTTTTAATGCACTGGTTTCAGGTAGCGTTCTTGGTGGTGTATCTGGGAACAAGATTACTGCTATTGCTGGAGAGTCTTCTACTGGAAAGACTTTCTTCAGTCTCGCCGTGGTTAAGAATTTCCTCGATAATAATCCCGATGGTTATTGTCTCTACTTTGATACTGAGGCTGCCGTCACTAAATCCCTCTTGGAATCACGAGGCATCGACACATCACGTCTTGTCGTGGTTAATGTTGTCACTATAGAAGAGTTTCGTTCAAAGGCACTTAAAGCAGTTGATTTGTATCTAAAGAAAAAAGAAGCAGAACGCAAACCTTGTATGTTTGTGTTAGACTCTCTGGGAATGCTTTCAACTGAAAAAGAAATTCAGGATGCTTTAGATGACAAACAAGTTCGTGATATGACGAAATCACAACTTGTCAAAGGTGCCTTTAGGATGCTAACCTTGAAGTTGGGTCAAGCAAAAATCCCAATGATTGTCACTAATCACACTTATGATGTAGTTGGTTCTTATGTTCCAACTAAAGAAATGAGTGGTGGTTCTGGTCTTAAGTATGCTGCGTCCACAATCATCTATCTTTCTAAAAAGAAAGAAAAAGATGGCACAGAAGTTGTTGGTAATATCATTAAAGCAACAACTCATAAATCTCGATTGAGTAAAGAGAATAAAACTGTTGAGGTTCGTTTGTTCTATGATGAACGTGGACTTGACAAGTATTATGGTTTACTTGACCTTGCTGAGAAGTATGAAATCTTTAAGAAGGTTGGAACACGATATGAAACACCAGACGGAACTTCTCAATATGGGAAGACTATTATGGAGAATCCAGAAAGATTCTTTACTGGTGACGTAATGCAAGCACTTGATGAAGCAGCACAAAAAGAATTCTCATACGGAGGGTAATGGAAAAAGTCGAAACTACTATCCTCAGGAATCTTCTCTTCAATAATGATTATTGTAGAAAAGTTCTACCATTTATTAAAAATGAATACTTTGAAAACTTGCACGAGAAAGTAGTTTTTGAGGAGATTTGTAAGTTTATTGTTGCTTACGAAAAACTTGCAACTAAAGAAGTTCTCCTTATTGAAACTGAAAAAAGAACAGATATTACTGAGGACACATATAAAACTATTTGTGATTATGTGTCTAAACTGGACAACAACGATGTTGACTATAAGTGGTTAGTAGATACTACTGAGAAGTGGTGTAGAGACCGTGCTATATACCTTGCATTGATGGAATCTATTAAGATTGCAGATGGTCAGGATGAAAAAAAGAATCGAGATGCAATTCCAAGTATTCTTTCGGATGCTCTAGCAGTTTCGTTTGACAATAATATTGGACACGATTACTTCAAGGACTTTGAACGAAGATATGAGTTCTACCATCAACGTGAGGAAAAGATTCCTTTCGATTTGGAATTCTTCAACAAAATTACAAAGGGTGGACTTCCTAATAAAACTCTCAACATTGCTCTTGCAGGCACTGGTGTGGGCAAGTCTCTCTTTATGTGCCATGTTGCTGCTTCTGTCCTACTTCAAGGTAAGAATGTTCTTTATATTACTTTGGAGATGGCAGAAGAAAGGATTGCGGAACGTATTGACTCGAATCTTTTGAATATTAATATTCAAGATATTGAATCTCTTCCAAAGATGATGTTTGAATCAAAAGTGAATAGCATCAGCAAAAAGAGTCAGGGAACTTTGATTATTAAAGAGTATCCAACTGCATCCGCACACGCAGGGCACTTTAGAGCACTTCTTAACGAGTTATCACTTAAGAAATCTTTCAAACCAGATATTATCTTTATTGATTATCTGAATATCTGTGCGTCTTCACGTTATAAGGGAAATAGCAATATCAACTCATACACTTTTGTGAAAGCAATTGCTGAAGAACTTCGTGGATTGGCAGTTGAAACTAATGTCCCTATTGTCTCTGCTACTCAGACTACTCGTTCTGGTTATGGTAATTCCGATGTTGAACTCACTGATACTTCTGAAAGTTTTGGTCTTCCTGCTACTGCTGACCTTATGTTTGCTCTTATCTCGACGGAAGAATTAGAGCAACTTGGTCAGATTATGGTCAAACAATTGAAGAACAGATATAATGACCCAACAATGAATAAAAGATTCGTTGTTGGTATTGATAGAGCAAAGATGCGTCTTTATGACGTAGAGCAGAGTGCTCAAAAGGATATACTTGACTCTGGGCAAGAGGAAGAGTATAGTTATGACGAAGAAAAAACAAGTAAATTTTCTGGATTTAAATTTTAAGTGAAAAGAAATATAATTGAATTTATTTCACATAATGAATATAAAGATATTATATGTGAACCTTATCCTTCTTATAAAAATTTTCCTTCTTGGTTTTCTAATACTAAACTTGTTTCTAAAAAGTCAGAATGTCCATTTGTATTTCTTCATCGGGATAATTTTTCTGATGTTGATAGAGAAACAAATGTCACTGGATGCCCAGGAATAATTGATTATTCCTCTATGGGATATATTGTTCCTTCTTGGAATAACTTCTTAATCAGAAATGATGATAATCAATTATATATTACTTGGGAGCATGATTTTAGAGATAAGTATTCCCTTCATGAAACAGAACATCATATTCCTGGATTTTCTGAAAATGAGAAACCAAAGTATGGTGGATTTTCTAAACTTTTTACTCCATGGTACATAAAAACAAGTCCTGGGATATCCTGTTTAATAACACATCCAGTTTTGTATAGGGAAACTCGATTCACTACTTCAAGTGGTATAATGCATACAGATAAATTTCCCGTTCCATTAACTTGGTTTTTTGAATGGAATAATGAAATAAAAATTGGATTAGAAGAAAACAAAATACCAAGAGAACAACTAATAACAATTGGAACACCCCTAATTCATATTATACCTTTTCAACGAAAAGATTTTAATTCAGAGGTAAAATATTTAGATAATTCTAGTATGAATTTATTAAAATATAAAACTAGTGTATTCCTTCATGATTGGAGTGGAAATTCACTTTATAATAAATTTAGGAAAACAATAAAAAATATGTTTAGGTAGATTCTTGACTTGGGTTAAAATTGTAGTATAATTACAAAGAAGAAAAACAAGTAAATTTTCTGGATTTAAATTTTAATGGAAACTAAAACTGAAACTGTAAAGCACGTTGATTTTGATAAGTATGCAGAGTTTGTTGATGCCGTAACTTCTGACGCATCTAAAGATTTTGTGGCACTTGCAGATAGGTTGGTTGAACTTGACGAAAAAGGTGCTAATATTGAACGTCTCATGACTGCTGCTGTTGGTATTAATGCCGAAGGTGGTGAGTTTATGGAAATTGTCAAGAAAATGGTGTTCCAAGGAAAATCATGGAACCAAGATAACAAAGAGCATTTGATTATTGAACTCGGTGACATCATGTGGTATGTTGCTCAAGCATGTATGGCACTTGAAGTTTCTATTGATGATGTAGTTGCTCGTAATGTTCAAAAACTTCTTAAGCGTTATCCAGAAGGAGTTTTTGATGTTTATTTCTCCGAAAACCGTGCTTCTGATGACCGATGACTAAAGAAAAACAAGTAACAATTAAAATGGGTCTTCGTGCTGCTGCAGCAGTACGTCAAGTTTTGTTTGATTCCCAAAAAGGTTATACTTCTGGTCCTTCAACTCCAGAACGTGTTTTTGAAATTCGTGAAGTTATTACTGATTTGGATGATTCCATAGAGCAAGCAATTAAATAACTCTTAAACTCCTTTTCTAAATACAGAAAAGGAGTTTTTTTATTTGCAATGGCAGGAACTAGATCGGCACAAGAGATAAATTTAGTAAATGGAGTAAATGCTTTCATAAAAGCATGTGGAGGAGGACCAATTACAATAAAGTTTACTAATAGTTATTTGGGTCAAGGATTGCTTGCCGATGTAATGAGTTTTGATGAAAACCTCAATGGTGATAGATCTCCTGTAGATATAATTGCTAGAACTAGCTCTACCCCATATAAAATATCATGTAAACAAGATAATCCAATTAGTTTTTGTGGTTCTGGTTTAAAAAGTTTTTCTAAAGAACTGATGATGAGGAAATTTTTGAATAGAGCATTGGGAAGAGCAGCAGGAACTTTAAAGGCAATATTAGAACCCTATAAAAAACCAATTGAAGACATGGTTGTTGCTCATGCTAGACAATATGGAGGGCAGGCATTTACTGCAGCCGAAAAAAAGAAATTTGATGTTCTCGTTTCAAAGTTAAATAATGTCCAGTTACCTGATTTGTATATAAAACTTCCAAAAAGTATGAGATTTGCTTTATTGAGTGGTCAGGGAGAATTGGATGCACCAATAACACATTATATTACTGGTGGAATAGCAAATCCTGCCATGATGAAAAAGAACATTAAAACTAAAACACTTGAAATTACTGATTGTGAAGTACACACAATTCAGGAGATGGTTGATGATGGTGGAATTAATTTGTTTTTAGTAATAAGAAAAAGAAGAGCAGATCAAGCATTGGAAATTATAGATTCTAAACTTCCAGGTTCTCCTCCAATAAAAGACACTAAAGGATTTCTCAATGTCTATGGTAGATCTAAAGGAAATCCAAGTGAATTTGGAAGAAGACTGCAAATTAGAGAAAGAAGTCAACTTCCAAAATCTTTGCGAACTTCTCTTTTTGAGGACAATGATGGAGTCACACCTATTAAAAGAGCACCTGCCAACTCTCAAATTATTGAAGTTGAATGGCCATAATAAATAATTAAAAACTAAGTTTTAATGAAGAGTTTTATAAAGTTTTTTACAGAAGCAGTAGAAACATTGGCATCTACTGAAGCAAAAAATCGTGGACTTATCGGTGACGGTCATGGTGACTGGTACGATAGGCAAGGAAATCTTGTCGCAAAAACAGTAGGTGGAAAATTAAAATATTTCGGACAAGGGCAATCACAAAGTGATTCTGGTCAAGATGCTGGGGCATCAGGCAGTTCAGGAGCAACAGGAGGTGCTGCTGCCAATCAAAATCCAGATCAAGAGCAAGCACAAGAGGCAAAGGGTGTTGTAGTTGTTGTGGGTAGATTTAATCCTCCATCCAAAAATCATCAGCAGTTATTGAAAGCAGGATTCTCTCAAGCAAAACGTAGAGGATTTGAATATAGAATTTATCCAAGTCGAATTCAGGATTCTACTTCCAACCCACTTAATCCTACATTGAAGATTTCTTATATGAAATCGATGTTCCCTGAATATGGGGATTATATTGTTGATAGTGAAGATGCAAAAACTATTTTCGATATTCTCCAATCACTTTATTCTGATGGGTATAGTGATGTTACATTGGTTGTTGGACAAGAAAGACTTGGTGAATTCCAAAGTTTAGTTCACAAAGCAGAGGGGCAAGGATATGAGTTTTCTAATCTGGAAGTAATTACAGCAGGAGTTAAAGACCCAGATAGTGAAGTAGAATCCCCAGGATCATCTGCTCTCATGAAAGCTGCTGTTGCTATGAATGACTTTTATAAGTTTGAAGCAGGATTACCTGCAGAGATGGACCAAGGAGAGAAGGAAGAACTATTCAGTACCCTTAGAAAGTCTATGAAAGTGAATGAGTCAACTGAAGCATGGAGAATAGAACCAGAATTTGATTATGATGGATTGAGATGGAATTATAAAAATAATAATCTATTTGAAGTTGGTACTTTTATTGAAAATGTTAATAGTGGATTAGTTGGAAAAATTATTAGAAGAGGAGCAAATTACTTAATTTGTGTTACTGAAGATAATTTAATGTTTAAGAGTTGGTTAAAAGATGTTAGAGAAGTTCACGAGATTGGAACTGACGAATATCGAGAGTATGTTCAATCTGTAACACCAGGAGAAAAGGTTAGAAATTTCCTAGTTGGTAGAAATAAAAAGACCGTAAACTCATCTAAAAACTATAAATAAAGATATAACGGGTACTTTTTAATCTAAATGACTTACTGGGAAAAGTATATTTCTGAAGCAAAATATAATAAAAAAACTGAAAAGAAAGAACTTTCTATAAAAAAGAGAAAGGCTGCCCAAAAGGTGTTAGATGATCTTGCGAAAAAGAAAGATAAAAATAAAGAAAAGGAAAGTGAATATACAAAGTACCTGAAGCAACAACTTGAATTCAAAAAGCAAAAGTACGAAGAGCAAAAGAAAAGACAGCTTGAAAAATCAAAAGATGCTGGTCAAAAAGATAAGGCAAAAGCAAAAGAAGCATTATCTAAAATAAATCTTCAAAGAATTAGTTATAAGGATAAGGACCTCACTGCTCATTCAAAGGCAATCGAGAATCTTGGTTCTTCAGTACTTGGTCTTGCCAAAGCTGCACATCATGGATTGGAATCACGCAGAAAGAGAAAAGAAGCAGAAAGAAAAGCACTAGAGAGTCAAAATGAAAAGAAAGAACCAGGTAAACCAGGAAGACCAAAAAAGAAATCAGAAGAAGGCAAAAAAACAGAAGTTAAAGGACAACTGACTGGAACACCAGAAAGAAAGGCACTTCCACCAGGAAGACCAGTAAGCAAGAGAAAGAGACTTCCTGCATCATCCGAAGGAGAATCGAGAGTTGGTCAACCAGCAGCAGGATCACGTCCTCAGTTACCTGGAAGTATGAAGAAAAGAATGCTCCCATCTTCTTCTGAAGGTGAGAAGAGAACAGGACAACCTGCAAAAAGGATTGGTCAACCAACACCAGAAAGACCACAACTTTCTCGTGGACTTGATAAAAGAAAAATGCTTCCACCATCTTCTGAGGGTGGGAAGAGAACTGCTGGTCCTGCTCAAGGATCTAGAACAGAACCAACAATGGGACAAAAGGCAAGACAGAATCCAGAACTTAAAGCAAAAATGATTAAAGCAAGAATGGAAGAGTATTCAAATTGGAGAGAAGAATTTTTATTTGAAGTTGAAGATAAAAAAAATAAATCAGAAAAGAAAAAAGTTATTGATATTATGTCAGGTACTAATAAAATTGAAATGAATCCAAGAATTATGGAGGACCATAAAGAGATTGAAAGTGGTCATAAAAAAGATGATGAAGGATATATGGCTAACGTTGAGTTGGACCAAATGGAAAGAGCAATCAAATCACTTCGAAAAAAGATAAAAAAAGCAGATATGCAAATGCCTGCTTGGGTTCAATCAAAAATCACAAGAGCAGCAGATTATATTGATACTGCTTCTGAGTATATGCAGAGTGATGAAAAACTTTCAGAAGAAGTGGATAAAAAAAAACTCTTAATGTTGCTCGTTTTAAAAGCATTAGATAATGCAAAGAGGAGAAAAAATTCTCAACTAATTAATGGAATTATCGGTGAAGCAGTTGATAAGTCTAAGATGAAGTGCAATAAACCAAAGGCACAAGCACACGGATCTGGAGAGTCTGGGAAGTCTCACATTGTAAAAGCATGTGAAGGTGGAAAGGAAAAAATAATTCGTTTTGGCCAACTTGGAGTAAAAGGTTCTCCAAAAAAAGAAGGAGAATCTAAAGAATACGCAAGTCGTCGTCATAGATTTCAAACAAGACACGCAAAAAATATTGCACAAGGAAAGATGAGTGCGGCTTATTGGGCAAATAAGGTTAAGTGGTAAATTGTTAATTTATTGTTAATTGACATAAATATTTTTAGTCCAATTCAAAGGGGTTATTATGGGCGCAGTAGTCGCAGTGGTAAAACCACTTCTAATTCAAATTGCTACTCATCCTGCAGTCAAAAATCTTGTTCTTGATTTGCTCAAGAAATATGTAGATAGCACCGACAATAGCATTGATAATGTTGTTTATGAACTAGTTAAGGATAAACTCTTTACTCCACAAGCATGATTACTTGCTTTGTAACTAATTGGGGAATAACCATTTTTCTTGGATTGTTGTTAACTGCATCCGAGTGGTTGGCAAAAACAAAAAGATTTAAAGAAAATGGTTTACTTGATTTAACGACTAACTTTTTAAAGGTAATTTTAAAGAAGGGGTAAATTGCAACTTTACCCCTTTTATAAATAAGTTTAGGAAATTTTTTTACGGAAAAGAACAAGATGGCACTCTGGGGTAAAAAAGACGACGTTTATTCTGCTGGTACAATTACAGTCAATTATGCTACAAAAACTGTGACTGGAAGTGGTACTACTTTCACTGCATTGAGTGTAGGTGATGTAATTTCCATCGGAACGGGTAATACTTTTGGACAAGCTGTAGTATCTGGTATTACTTCAAATACCGTTATTTCAATTGCATCCACACAGTACCTCAGTGGTGCTGCAATCTCTGGACAACAGTGGACAGCATCCCAAAGACCAAAGTATACATTATTTGATTCAAACTATAGATCAACAGAGATTTATGGTGTGTCTGATGATGAAGTTGCAGTAGCACGTACAACTGCATATTCAGTTGCTCATGGTGGATGGGTAGGAATTCACACATATACTGATAATCATGGTAATTTAAGAGTTAAGCATGAAGTTCTTGTTGCAATGTCTGGAATTACTACTGGAATTGCTGGAACAACAGGAACAGGTGGAGATGCAGCAGACGATAGCAAACTTTTACCATAATGTCGGCATATGAGATTTGATGAGTTGAATGAAGATAATTATCTCCTTTTTGCTATTAAACATTATGAAAATCCTCAAGCAGTAACCAAAGAAGATTTTTATGATGATTTAAAAAGATTTAAGTGGATAAAAAAATTACTTAGAAGATATAAAAAAGAAGGTGAATTGAAAATTCATCTTCTAATCAATCATTTTATTATTTTATATAATGTTTTTGGGGATGCTGCAACTCCTTTGCTGTTTTATAAAATAGATAAAGAATTTTGGGGTGTATTAAAAACTTTTGTTGTTTATCTAGATAGACTTCCTGAATTTCCACATACTGGTATTCATGATGTTGATATTGATTCGGAATGCATGAAACAACTAAAATCCATTTAAAGATGAAAAAATATTTATTGGAAAAAATTATAAACTTCATAAGAGAAGAAATGGGTGCATCAGTAGCACCTACAAATAATGTTGGTGATGGAAAAATTGCTGGAACTCCAGAGTCAGACCCTGGCAATCCGCCAGTTAAATTGACGGGCAGAAAAACAAAAAAATATATTTACGGGAAGGGTTATCGTAAACTTTGGAAACCTTAAGGCAATGTTTTCACAAGAATCAAAGTTAGCAGTTTTGGAAAGTAAATTGAATATATATGAAGATTTATCTCGTGAGATGCTCTCGAAGTTAGAATCTGCTGTAGAAAAGATATCGGAAGGCAATAATCGTATTGCTACGATTCTTGCAAAGCATGATGAAAGAATTGAACAAAGTATTAAAACTGATGAACTTCTTGTAAGAATGATTGATGAAATTAAAGGAGAAAATGAAAAGGATCATCAAGAAATAAATAAAAAGTTTGAAAAGATAGAGCAAAAGATAGAAGAATTAGTTAAGTTTAGATGGCAAGTTGGTGGTGTTGCTGCTGTTGCTGTTGTAGTAATTACCATTATCAATGCCTTTGTCCCAAAATTTTTAGGCAATTCACAATTGACACCTGCTCAATATCCGAGTAGCATAGAGAGAGCAAGGTGAACCCCATTTGAAATGAGTTTTATTGATTCCAAGTATATCGGGTTGGTCTCTTCCCGACTACAGAAGTTCGCTAAGAAAAAAGAAGGTCTTTATAATTTTCGTTGCCCTTATTGTGGAGACAGTCAAAGAACAAAAAGTAAAACAAGAGGATATATCTATAAATTAAAAAATGACCATAACTTCAAGTGTCATAACTGCGGGGTGTCTAGGACGTTTACCAACTTCCTTAAAGACATGGATGCGGTCTTGTATGACCAGTATGTGATGGAAAGGTATAAGAATGGTCTAACAGGAAAAGGAAGTCAAACAAAGACTCCAGAATTTAAGTTTGAAAAACCTAACTTTTCAAAAAAGTCTTTTGACCTGCCTACCATAGCAGAACTAAATAAAGAACACTTGGCAAGACAATATCTAGAGAACAGAAAAATTCCAAAAGAATATTTTCGTGACTTGTATTTTTGTCAAAACTTCAAAGAGTGGACAAACACTCAGAAGCACACATTCGATAATTTGGACAACGACGAACCAAGAATCATCATTCCTCTTATCAATCATGGAAAAATCTTCGGGTTTCAAGGTCGTAGTCTGAATAAGAATTCAAAAGTTAAATATATTACAATTATCCTAGACGACAACCATCCAAAAATATATGGTTTAGATAAAGCAGACTATACTAAAACTGTTTATGTCGTTGAGGGACCAATCGATAGTATGTTTTTAGATAATGCGATTGCTATGGTTGGGGCAGATATTGATCATATGTTTTTTCTTTCAAACTTTGAAACAAATTTCGTGATGGTTTATGACAATGAAAAACGTAATAAACAGATTGTTCAAAGAATGGAAAAAGTAATTGATATGAAATTTCCTATTGTAATTTGGCCAAATGACTTGAAAGAAAAAGATATCAATGATATGATAATGGAAGGCATTGATGTCAACAAAATTGTTAAAGAAAATACCTTTATGGGGTTAGAAGCAAAAGCAAAACTTATTGGTTGGAAACGAGTATGAGTAACGGTACAAAAGTCATCAAAAGAAATGGTTCTGTTGAAAGACTAGATCTTAATAAAATTCATTTGATGGTTGGTGAGGCATGTAAAGATTTGGCAGGAGTATCTGCATCACAAGTTGAGATGCAGTCTGGTATTCAGTTTTATGATGGAATTACTACAGCAGAGATTCAGGAGATTCTAATTCGTTCTGCATCTGATTTAATTGACTTAGAAAACCCAAATTATCAGTTTGTAGCAGCAAGACTTCTTCTTTTTTCTGTCAGGAAATCACTGTATGGAAAAATTCAAGACCATCCAACATTTTTAAATCATATTGAAAAATGCGTAGAGTTGGGTGTTTATGATAAAAAAATTCTACAAGACTATACTCATGAAGAGATTAATAGACTTGGTTTGTATATTAATCATAATCGTGACTATCTATTCACTTATGCAGGTTTACGTCAGGTCGTTGATAAGTACCTCGTGCAAGACAGAAGTAGTGGGAGGGTTTATGAAACCCCACAATTTATGTACATGATGATTGCGGCAACCATTTTTGCTCAATATCCCAAAGAAACCAGAATGTCATACGTCAGGAGGTACTATGACGCAATCTCGAAGCACAAAATCAACATTCCTACACCAATCATGGCAGGTGTTAGAACCCCACTTCGTCAATTTGCAAGTTGTGTTCTTGTTGATTCTGACGATACCCTTGACAGTATCTTCAGTTCTGATATGGCAATTGGTCGCTATGTTGCTCAAAGAGCAGGAATTGGTATCAACGCAGGTCGCATCCGTGGCATCAACAGTAAAATCCGAGGGGGAGAAGTTGCTCATACAGGGGTTGTCCCTTTCCTCAAAAAGTTTGAAGCAACTGTCCGATGCTGCACTCAAAATGGCATCCGAGGTGGAAGTGCGACAGTCCACTTCCCAATCTGGCACCAAGAAATAGAAGATATTCTGGTTCTTAAAAACAACAAGGGTACGGAAGATAATCGTGTCCGTAAACTTGACTATTCAATTCAGATTAGTAAGTTGTTCTATGAAAGATTTATTCAAGACGGTGAGATCACACTTTTCTCTCCACATGATGTACCTGGACTTTATGATAACTTTGGACTCCCTGGTTTTGATGAGCTCTACTGTGCGTATGAAAAAGATTCGACCATTCCGAAAAAAGTTGTTAAAGCACAAGAACTCATTCTCAGCCTCCTTAAAGAGAGGGCTGAAACGGGTCGTATCTACATCATGAATATTGACCATTGTAATTCTCATTCTTCCTTCAAGGACAAAGTTGAAATGAGCAATTTGTGTCAAGAAATTACTCTTCCAACCAAACCTTTACAACACATTGATGACCCTAATGGAGAAATTGCTCTGTGCATTTTATCTGCGATTAATGTCGGTAGAGTAAAAGATGATGAAGAATTTGAAGAACTTTGTGACCTTTCTGTTCGTGGACTGGAAGAACTAATTGATTATCAGGACTACCCTGTGATTGCTGCAGAAAAGTCTACTAAAGCACGTCGTTCACTTGGTGTTGGATTTATTGGTCTTGCACATTATTTGGCAAAACTTGGATTTGATTATGATTCCCAGGAAGCATGGGATGCTGTTCATGGACTTTCTGAGTCATTCCAGTATTTCTTGCTGAAGTCATCTAATCAAATTGCCATCGAAAAGGGTGCCTGTGAATATTTTAATCGCACTAAGTATGCAGATGGACTTCTTCCTATCGATACATACAAGAAAAATGTAGACGAAATTTCTTCTATTGAACTTCAACATGATTGGGAAACTCTTAGGTCATCTATCTTGGAACACGGTCTCAGACACTCAACACTGTCCGCACAGATGCCATCGGAGAGCAGTTCCGTTGTGTCAAATGCCACAAATGGAATCGAACCACCTAGAGGGTACTTGTCCATTAAAAAATCGAAGAAGGGTCCACTCAAGCAGATTGTTCCTCAGTATCAACATCTCAAAAACAATTATACTCTTCTTTGGGACATGCCTAATAATAATGGTTATATCAATGTTGTTTCGGTGATGCAAAAGTTTTTTGATCAAGCAATCAGTGGAAACTGGTCTTATAATCCAGAGAACTACCCAGACAATGAAGTACCAGTAAGTGTGATGGCAAACGATTTCCTCAAAACTTACAAGTATGGTTGGAAGACATCTTATTATCAGAATACATATGATATTAAGACCGATGAAGTAAAGGAGGAGAAAAAATCAGCAGACGATTTAATTGCAGAAATTTTAAATTCAGAAGGAGAGGAAGACTGTGAATCATGTAAAATTTAGAATTAATAACGAAGAATCTAATGATATTACTGGAATGACGGTATTCAACACAGAAGAATATGACGTTAAAAAGCAACCCATGTTTTTTGGAAAACCATTGGGAGTTCAAAGATATGATTCATATAAGTACCCTATTTTTGAAAAACTAACCACCCAACAACTTGGGTATTTCTGGAGACCTGAGGAGGTCTCCCTTCAAAAAGATCGTGCCGATTATCAAACACTTCGTCCAGAACAAAAGCATATCTTTACTTCTAATTTGAAGTATCAGATTCTTCTCGATTCTGTTCAGGGTCGTGGTCCTGGCATGGCATTTATCCCATATTGCTCTCTTCCAGAATTGGAAGCATGTATGACCGTATGGGAATTCATGGAAATGATTCATAGTCGTTCTTATACGTACATTATTAAAAATGTATATTCAAATCCTTCTGAAGTATTTGATTCAATTTTATCAAATGAAAAAATTCTAGAAAGATCTGATTCTGTAACTAGTGCATATAATGATTTTATTAACTCTGCACAACAGTATGGAATATCTAATGATTGGTTGTTTGCTCAAGAAGGTGCTGGATATGCCAGAGAAGGAAGAATAGAACTTAAAAGAAAACTTTATCGTGCTATTGCAAATGTCAACATTCTCGAAGGTATCAGGTTTTATGTCTCGTTCGCTTGCAGTTTTGCGTTCGGAGAACTTAAAATTATGGAGGGATCCGCTAAAATTATCTCTCTCATCGCAAGAGACGAAAATCAGCACCTTGTCATTACTCAAAACATCCTCAATAAGTGGCGTGAAGGGGATGATCCAGAGATGCAACAGATTGCTAAAGAAGAAGAGGAGTGGGTGAAAACTGCTTTTGAAAACTGTGTTAATGAAGAAAAGCGTTGGGCAGAATATCTGTTCAAAGATGGTTCAATGATTGGTCTAAATGATAAACTTCTGCATCAATACGTTGAATGGATTGCAAATCGCAGAATGAAGGCAATTGGAATTAAACCAATTTATGACATTCCTGCAAAAAATAATCCACTTCCTTGGACTGAGCATTGGATTTCATCTAAGGGTCTCCAAGTTGCTCCACAAGAAACAGAAGTAGAGTCATATGTTGTTGGTGGCATTAAACAGGATATGAAAAAGGATACTTTTGCTGGATTCCAACTTTGATATACTGGGGGCATATGCCCCCTTTTTTTATAAATAACTAAAAAACTAGAGTATAAGAATGTCCAGTATTAACGATATAAAAAATTTGTATACCCAAATTAAAGTTTCTGAAACAAAGGGAACTCTCCTTTCTGAAGCAAGTTTTGATATTGGTCCTGGACATAAAGATGCCCAGAAAACTCAAAAGTTATATAATAAGGGTTCAAGGACAGATAATCCTCATGAAAAAGAGCAGTTCTTAAAGAGAACTGGACCACAACTTCCATTGGCAAAAGGAAAGTCGGGAATGCAAGTTTCTAGTTATGAACTAGAAGGTGATCTTCTCGGAGAAAAAGAAGATAGTCCATATGAAAAAGCATCTGATGCTGCGTTGGATTCTAGATATGGATATGGTAGAGCATCTGGTGATAAACGTTCTTTTGGTAGAGCAGCAAATCGTGCTTCTGCTGCAGCAATGTTGAGAAGACTCAGAAGAGATAGAGACGAAGGTAGAGAGACTTCAAGGGAAGCAGGTGCTGATGCAGTTCATCAAGGTTGGGCACATACTGCAAGAACAAGTAAAGACCAAACACCAGAAAAGAAAGAAAGAAGAGCAAAACTTGCTGATACTCCTTATTCAAAATTACCAGAGGATGAAAAGGAAAAGGATAGAGTTTCTGCTGATGCGGTAAGAGCAGTTTATAAAGGCAGAAAAAATAAGATTAATTCTAATTATGAATTAGAAGGTGATCAACTTGATGAAATTGTTGGTCCTTTACTTAGAATTGGATTGGCTGCTGGTGGTGGTGCTCTTGCATCGAAAGGAATACAGCATCTTCAGAAAAAGGCAAATCAGGCAATTGATTCTGCAAGAAAGACCACAAAAATTGGTGGAGACAATAGAGTTCCTCAAATGAACTCATATGAAGTTGAAGGTAATGATGTATCAGAAGAAAATGAGAAGTCAGAAAGAACTGGTATGTCAAGAAAGCAAACTTATGATATGTTGAAGGGTCACAAATATACAAGAGAAGACCTTTGGAGTATGCAAAAGAAAGCAACCAAAGAAGGTGACCATGGAATGGCAGCAGGAATATATGATAGATGGAAAGAGATGAATGAAGAAATCATAATGCTAGAAAGAGAAATGACTACTGACGAAATGAAAAAGGAAAAGAAGTTGAAAGATAAGTATGATGACTCCGACATGAAGAAAAATATGATTGATAAGTATGGAGAAGAAAAGGGAACACAAATTTATTTCGCAACTATCCGCAAGCAAGCAATGAAAAAATCATCAGACAAAAACGAAGAGTTTGATATGCAAGAAGAATTCTATGCATATGTAATCGAGTCATTAGTTCAACTTGAATATGCAGAAGATGAGGATGCTGCAGAAACTATGTTTGAGCACCTAAGTGATGAAATTCTTGCTACTTTTGCTGAAACTTATTTAGAAGAGAGTGGACTATTCCCAAATTATCATGATTATGTTGGACCATATGATAAAAAGGATATCAAGATTAAAAATACTATGAAGAAAAAAGGAGCAGAGTATAAAAATAACTCTTCTCTAAGAGCAAAATATAAAAAAAGTTTAGCAGATGATAGTGATGAGAATGCTCCATCATTTAATGAGAAAGGTGAATTTGTAAGAAGAAAGAAAAAAACTCAGAACGAGGAGTACATCGAAGAAAAGGCAAGAGGTACTAGAAAGAAAACAACCGTTCATGCATATGATGTTGATGAAACTCTTTTTGGGCATGGAAAAAAAGGAAAGCCAAATGTTCAAGTTCATGTAAATGATGAATCTGGTAAGAGAGTTCAGAGTTTAAGTAATCAAGAATTTAATACTCATAAACTAAAACCAGGACATAAGTATGACTTCAGTGAGTTCCAGAGTGCTAAGACATTTTCTAAAACTTCTAGTCCAAATAAAAAAGTAATTAAAGACATTAAGAGAAAGCAGGCAAGAGGTCAAAACGTTCACTTGATTACTGCTCGTTCAAAGTTTGACAATCCAAGTGAATTTCAAGCACATCTTAAGAAGCATGGAGTTGATGTAGATAAGAAAAATATTCATTATACTGGTGGAATGAGAGGTGGTGATATTGGTAAGAAAAAGGTTGATGTTGCTAATGCAGTAGCAAAGCAAAGTGGTGCTAAGAGCATTCATATGTATGATGATGCTGCTAAAGTTCATAGAGCTTTTGAAGCAGAAAAGAAAGAAAAACCAAAATCAAAGAAAATTAAAACTCACATGGTCGCACCAGACAAAAAAGGTGAGGCAAGAGTTCGTTCTTATCAAGCAACAAAGAATGAAGAGATGTCTGCTTACGAGTATTGGAAGCAATTTATTTCTGAGGCACCTGGTGGTCAGGCAAAATTCTGGGATAGTAATATGGGAAAGTTTGTGACAAAGGTTTCCGATACTGCTAAGTCTGCAGGAGAAAAGGTTTCCGATACTGCTAAGTCTGCAGGAGAATACCTTGCACCATCACCAGAAAGATCTGCAGAACCATCTGTTCGTGCTGGAATTAGAAAACCAACTACTGGATTTTCTCACGTAGATAGTATAGATAAAGCACCCAAACCAGCAGGACCAGAGAAGGCAAAAGCAAAACCAAAGGCAATGACTTCAGACTCTGGAAGGGGTGGTGATGCTGCTTTCCGTGCTGGAGGAGGAAATGCTGCACTTAAACCAGGAACATCTAGGCAAGATGTTCAGGCAAAAGGAATGGCAGCAATCAGATCTAAACCAAAAGTGGGAAATATTCCACCACAAGAAGGAACAGGAAAAGGTAGTCCAACTGATAAACCAGTATCAAAAGTTATCGATGCTAAGAATATTGCAGGAAAGCAACAAAAAGTAACTACAAATAAAGCATATGATGTCACTGTTGGTGGTAAAAAAGGAACTGCAACCTATGGTGATAAGGGCCAGAGAATGATTCGTGCAAACATTGGTAATGCTGGTGTTAATCAAGTGGCAGCAGGAAAAGCAAAAGTTGGGCAGTCTTATGGAGCAACATTAGGTGGAGTAAAAGGTTCTGTTAAATATGATGCAAAAGGAAATAGAACTTTCCAAGCATTACAAAAACCAGCAGCACCAGCAAAACCACCAAAACCAGCAAAGTGATATGAAAACTTTTTTAGAATTTTACGAAGAAGCATCTGGACTTCAAGAAATTTGGAATCCATTTGCTTCAAAACCAAAACCAGATAAAAAGGTACTTGCATACAAGAACTACAAATCTGGTGAATTGGACAAGTCTACTGGAAAATTTACTCAAAGAGCACATAGTCCAGAAGAACAGAAACGTTATGGATGGAAACCAGTAAAAGCATCTGTCTATGCTCCTGGTGATAAATTTACTCCAAATAAAACTACCGCAACTGGTGATCCACACAATTGGACTACTAGAAATGCTGCGGTTCCTTTTAAGCATAAAGAGGGACAAGCACCAAAAGGTCAGGAAGGTAAACCCTCAATTCCATATGGTTCTAAACTCAGATTAACTTCAAAACCAATGGGTAAAGATACAAAATCAACAACAGCAAAGATTAACGATGTTGGTGATTTTGGTAGAACAGGAAATGTTAATAGAGACGTTTCCTTTGATGTATCTCCACAAATTACAAAAGATATTGCAGGCAAAAATACCACTCCAGAAAAGTGGGGTAAGAGAATGGTGTATGCAAAAGTTACAGCACCACCAAAAAAATGAAATTTAATTTTTCATTCGGAAATAAAAAACCAGATAAAAAACAAATTATTATCGTAAGTGTAGTTTGTTCTATACTAATAACTACCTTATCTCAGTGTACTGGTGCATCTGAAAATAGTCTTTGGGATTTATTGGATGAGATTCAAAGAAAGTATTTTCCACAAACAGTCTTAAATGAGGTGATTCGTCAAGACCCTAATAAGATAGAAAGAAGAGTTGAACGTGATGTGAATAATGCGATAAGACAAGTTACTCCAGAATATGATCGTATTATTGAAGAATCAAACAAAAAATATAAACCAAAGTATGTAGAAAAAGAATCTGATGGTAGCGAAGCACAAAAATTACTTGGTGGAGAGATGAGAATTTGTGCTCCTTGGGTGAGTGATTGCACCAATTAATAATAGTGCTAAGGTTAAATAAAGAATAAATATATTTATAAAGAGTACTTTTTACTACCCTCGGTAAGATGAATAAGGAAGATTTTGGTGCGGTTAAAAATTTATATGAAAGTATTATTAATGAAGCTCCTTTGAGGGACGAACCACTATGGGATGGACCAGGCAATAACAGACCAGCAGGACCAGAAAAGGCAAAACCAAAACCTTCTGCGCCTGGAAATGAAAAACCAGGATACTCTGGTCCTCCTACACCAGGAACAGAGACTGCTCCACTAAAACCAACTTCTGTAAAACCTGCTAAACCAGGAACATCATCACCTGCGAATGCAACAACTGCACAGAAAATTAAAGGTGGGATGGAAGTTTATAAGTCTCAAATCAAATCAGGAAATACCAAAGGTGCAGAAGAGACTGGAAAAGCAACTTGGGCATTAAAAAACCCAACACTTGCAGCAAAGGTAAATGCTGATGGGACTCAGAAGGGAACTGGACAAAGCAAAATGTCTCAGCAAGCTGCAGAGTTAAGAGATATGCAGAAGGCATCTCAAGGAAGGCAGCAAGGTGCAAATGTTATAAGTGATAGGGTTACAAGTGTAAGAAAGGATGTTGAGAGATTCAACAAACCAGAAGTCCTAAATAAACCAGCACCTGCTGGATCTGCTCTTGCAGCACAGCAAGCACAACAAGCAAAAGCAAAAGCAACTGCAGCAGCATCTGCAGTAAAACCAACACCTTCAACATCACCAATCAAAAAACCAGGTGCGGTGATGAGTTCATTCGAGTGGGGAACTATGTCAACAATCAAAGATGTCTCAAATTTATATGCTTCAATCTATGAAGGAAAGAAAAAGGACCAAGATGGTGATAAGGATAAAGACTTTGCAGATGTAATGATTGCAAGAATGATGGCATCTGGAATGTCAAGAGCAGAAGCAATCGCAGCAGTCAAGAATAAGGAATATAATGAAGAGTTTGTAACTGAAGACCCAGTACAAGACTTTAGAGATATGAGGAGAGCAAAGGAAAATGCTGCAGGATTGAGAGGTTCCGAACTATCTAATAGTGCTAGACCTGCAGGGTCGGCAGCACAAAAACCACAACCAAGAAGCAGAGAATTTGAAAAGGTTCTTCCTTCTGGCAGTAAACCCAAACCATCTGGTGGTGGAAGTGCGGCAATGAGAACAACAGGACCTTCATCACCTGGGTACGATACAAGAAGATTGGGTGGTTCTGATTTGAGAAGACTTTCGAATTCTTATGAATTTGAGGGGAGTATGGTTGATGAAGCAACCAGAATGAGAAAGGAACTCGGTAAGGAAGGTGAAACTGCAACTCGTAAAGAACTTGCGGCACGTTCTAAAGCATACAATCGTTCTGGTAGTGTAGATAAGACCATCGCAGCAGCGGAGAGAGGTGCTGCCCGTCCTTATATCAAGCACAAACGTGATGAGTCTGATGAAGACCGTAAGAAGAGAGAAGAGAAGCAAAGCAGAACTTTAAGAGGACTTGCATCATCAAGAAGAGGTTCAGTAAGAGATAAACCTAGAGTAAGTTTAAGAGGTTATGCCGCTAAGGTAGAAGGTTCTGATAGGGACTTACAAAGAGCAAGATCAAGTGCAATGTCTGCGGGAACTCTAACTCCAAAAGAGAAGAAGCAATTGGGTGAAGAATATGCAGTTTATGAGATTGTAGCATCATACCTTTTAGAGAACAATTTTGCAGAAACACTCAACGATGCAAATGTAATTATTGAAAATATGAGTGAAACTTGGGTTGCTCAAATTTTAGAGTCTTTTTGAGTGATAGATTTCACATAATTTTACACCCTCTTGACGGGGGTGTTTTTTTATGACTAAAATGACTCTGTGGAGTTTCAAGAATAATCTAGGTTCTAAATAGCTCAAAATAGATTACTTACTATGAGTTATGAAAACCCTTGGAGATTCAATGGGGAAATTTTTGAGTCTGATAATATTCAAGATAATTTTGGTTTTGTTTATCTTATACACTGCATTCCGACTGGTCGCAAGTATATTGGTCGAAAGTATTTCTGGAGTTTCCGCACACCAAGAGGAAAATCTAGAAAGGTTAAGTCGGAGTCCGATTGGAAAAAGTATTACGGTTCCTGTCCTGAACTCAAAGACGATGTTAACCTTTGGGGAAAAACATCCTTCAACAGAAGCATACTTAGCCTCCATAAAACAAAAGGAAAATGCAACTATGAAGAAACCAGACAACTCTTTGTAAATAATGTCTTGACAGAAGCACTTGACGATGGGACTCCTGCGTATTATAATTCGAATGTCCTAGGAAGATATTATCGGAAGGATTACTTTAATGAATGACCTAAAAGTTAAGAAAGTCTGCAATAGTCTTATTCAAGAACACATTAATCGTATGCATGAATTGTGTGATGAAGGTCGAATTAAAGACGCTGAAAGTGTTTATGGTGAGATTCGAGACTGGGTAATTCAAAAAGAAAATCTAGAAGTAATGTCTTTGGACTATATAAGTGGTTATTTTTGCGATTTTTAAGTCAAACTAAATAATCACTTATAATGATATACATCATGAGAGTTTGAGGTGAAAATTAGAGCCGTGGAGATTGCCTTCTGAGAAGAGGGATGTGCGCTTTCTCTATACGGATGTAGAGTTCAATTAATTTTAATGCAAAACATCTTTACTGTAGCCCTGCCCCTTCTGGCAACGGTTACAACCAATGCGGCAACACTGCCATTCGTCAACTACAAGATGCAAGGACCTCCACCTCCAGTGGAACAAAAAATTTCCTTGAATGAGATTAAAAATTTGAATCTTGTAGATGAAAAGAAGACAGCAATCCGAGAGGTTGCTCCCGAAAAGCCAAAAGAGAAAAGGCTAATTTGTAAAGGGTGTTCACAACATGAACAACTTGCTCTGGATTTTTTCCAAGATCAAGGAATCAAAGACAGAAACGCCCTTGCTACCATTATGGGCAATATTAAGCAAGAATCTATGTTCGTGCCTAATATTTGTGAAGGTGGTAGTAGGACTAGTTGGAATAACTGCTATGGCGGTTATGGACTAATCCAATGGACATCTGCCAATCGTTATTATGGATTGGGTGATTTTGCTAAGAGGTATGGTGGTTCTCCATCAGACCTTGACACGCAACTTCGTTATCTAACTAATGAAGTTCAATGGAAACGAATTGAAGATAGAATGAAAATGCCTGGAAAATCTATCAATCGTTACATGGACTATGCGTACAGTTGGATTGGTTGGGGTATTCATGGATCCCGTACACATTATGCTCATGAGTATGCCAACAAACTGATTACGGTAGAAGTTTGACAAACTGAATAGAGTGGGGGAGTTTGTAGATTCTTCTCCCCCCTTGACAGGTTGCTTTATAATATAATAATTGCGGACATGGTGTAGAGGTAACACGTCATCCTTCCAAGTTGAAATCACGAGTTCGATCCTCGTTGTCCGCTTACTATTAAATTGGAATAGAAAAATGTTAAAAGTAAGATGTAAAAATTGCAACATAGAGTTAGAGTCACATTCAACACAATCAAAATGTTGTGGTTGCGATAATATGACTACAATTAATAATGAAAAAATTAGTGCTTTAGACTTGTCTTTAGTTGAAATGATTAGTTCCAATAAAGGAAAGGAAACTAAATCAGTTTTAACTAGAGAAGATTTGATGTATCAAGAAGCAAGAAGAAATAGAAAAGTAAGAAAGTTAGATTTTGAGATTCGCTAAAAATTTAATAATGTCTTAATGAGTGTGTCGTATTGAACACAAATTGTTGACGTTTGAGGTTCGGTAATTAGTATATAGTAGTATACTAATTTTAAAGACCTATGGATCAGCACACCTATGACAATTGGGTGAAGATCAAGGAGACCTTCGAACAGTCTGGCAATACAGACAATATGTTTTACAAAAGAGCTTGTGTAATTGTAAAAACCCGAAGAGACCCACTCGCAAAGTTTCTCGGAGATGAAAAATGATGCACGAACAAGAAGAATTTATTACTAGAACTGAAGTCCAGGAGATGATTGATGCTGCTATACGACAGCACAATAGAAATGCTTCCATTATTAGTATGTGTGTTGGTTGGGTGGTTCTTGCTTTATTTGCTGAAGGACTTCTAAGACTAATTGGAGTAATTCCACCTGTATTCCCATGGTTGAACATTACTCTCCAATAATATTTTTAGTTCCCTGGTTTGTTCTAGTTGCGATTGCATTATCAATGATTGTGCAGGGGTGGATGATTATGAATGCTCATCATGGGTATTCAAAAAGTCCAAAGGTTAAGCATCCAGAAATGAACGACGTAAAAGCAGGAGACCCACTACTAGTGATTAAGTTTACAGACGAAGACTTAGAACAATTACAAAGAAAAGTTCTTCAACAAAAAATGGAGGAACTTTTTGAAGAACCATCTACCTATGAGGATGAAGAAAATGACGAGTGAAGATTGGATTATTTTTATTTCATTTGTCTCGCATTTACTTTATATGTTTGTAGCATTTATGTGTGGAATGATTATTGGGTATATTGTTGGATTTAGAAACGGAAACGGAGAATAATTTTATGGGAAACTTAATTTTTTCAACGGGTTGTATTTTTTCAATAATTGTAATTTTTATTTATTGGGGTCTCAACAACGCATATCCACAATGAAACACGCACTCATTCTTAGTTTATGTTTTTTGCCTTTAGCAATTATCTACATAATAATGAAACTATCTTTATGGTTATCGACTAGTGTATCTGAAGTAAAATATGTCAGAGAAGATGCTAAACAACCACATGGACCCTACCTGGAAAATGCATATGCAGACATTGATGAAAATGAAGAGACAGATTGAAACTAAAGAGATTATTGAAACTGCAATAGAAGAGTGGTATTTCGAAAACGGAAAAGAAATTCCCAATTGGAAAATAAACAAGGACCCTCAGTGGTGGATTGATTATTTAAAAGAATTGGAAAAAGATAGATAAAACTATGAAACCAGAACATAGATGTTGGAACTTTGTTATGTCTTCTTTTGCTAGAATTTATGGTGTTAATAAGGCAAAAAGTGACGAAAGAATTCATGCATTTTCATTAGAATGGTGTGATGAAAACAATTATAGTTGCAATATTCATTTAGATGATTTGAGAAAAGTTGATGCTTATTTCAAACAACAATACGAAAATTGGGAGAGTTAAATGAAAGTAGGATTGATTGGACTGGGACGCATGGGAGAAGGAATGTCCCGTCGTATGATGAAAGCAGGTATAGAAGTTTGGGGGTATCGAAGGAGTTATGAAAAAGCAAATGAAGCATATGAAAAGGGATATGTGGATGGAATTACAACTACTATTGAAAATCTTGTTAAAGTAGTTAAACAAAATAAAAATGGCAAATATCAACCAGGCATATTTCAGATGGTTGTCCCTGCCGAAACTGTAGAGGAGACAATCAATGAGTTATTACGATATTGTAGTGAAGGAGATATTATTATTGATCATGGCAATAGCAATTTTAAGGACAGTAGGAAAAGAGCAGAACGTCTGGCAAAAATTGGTATCCAATATATTGATTGTGGCACTAGCGGTGGTGTTTACGGTTTGGATCGTGGATACTGTCTTATGGTTGGTGGCGGAAATACTGCGGTCTCCACTTGTGCGAGGATTTTTGATGCCCTCTCTCCAGGAATCAACGCTGCCCCAAGGACTCAATTTGACTCGGACATAACCTCTGCAGAACATGGGTGGTTGCATTGTGGTGGTCCTGGTGCGGGGCATTTTGTAAAGATGGTGCATAATGGTATCGAGTATGGTATTATGCAGGCATACGCAGAAGGATTTAATATTATTAAAAATGCAAACGCAGGTGCAAAGTATGTTAAGGAAGGAGATGCCGAGGTTGCTCCAATGGCAGATCCAGAAAGTTATTGCTATGATATTGACGTTGCTGAGGTGGCTGAGTTATGGCGTAGGGGTAGTGTTGTTGGGTCTTGGTTACTTGACCTTACCGCTGATGTTTTACGGAATGATGGTCAACTTAAACAGTTCTCTGGAGGGGTATCCGACAGTGGTGAGGGTCGTTGGACTGTTTCTGCCGCTGTGGACCTTGGTGTACCTGCCCCTGTCATTACCACTGCGCTTTTTGAAAGATTTAATTCACGCAATCTGGGCACTTTCGCAGCCAAGATTTTGAATGGTATGAGATACATGTTTGGTGGTCATCATGTTAGGTAAGGCACTTTTATTTGTTGCTATTCCTTTTGTATTATCTACTCTTTATTTTGGGACAAAGGGGGGTTATTATGATTCTGACGATTATAAAGGAAATGGAACAGCACACTAATATTGTATTTAAACTTGTGGAGATTTTAGCATCAAGTCCAATATGGTTAGGAATTTGTGGAGCAGGCTTGACAATCGCACCCATTATGGGCATAATGATAATACACAGGCAACCGAATTCTGATGGAAAAAATCACGATTGAAAATTTTCAAAAGGATTTTGATAATCTTATGAATAGAGTTGAAAATGGTGAATCTTTTCTAGTCGAAGATGAAACAGGAAAGTCTGTTGTTGTTACGCCATGTGATGAAGAAGTAATTCGTATACATACAGAACATAATGATGCAAGTTAGTGAATAAAAAATAGTCACGGATGGACTATAACAGTACTGGTCGGAGTTGCCTTAAATGTTAAATCATGTCTAAAACCAGTCTTCTCAGATATATTGGTAATTTTTTATTAGTTATTGGATATTTTGTTTTACTTTGGGGAGATTTTAAATATGGTTTATTGATTAAATGTGTAGGTGGGTTTTTAACTATCCCCTTTGCTATTAAACTTAAACTCTGGGATGTTTTGCTTCTCTGTGTATTCTACGGAATCATAGAGTTCACAAAACTTACACAACTTTTCCTAGTTTCGTAAAACTAGGTGGTGGAGCCGAGAAATCGAACAGTTAAATTACACACACATACAGGAGTAAAATCATGACACCTTACGAATTAAGATTTGAAATTTTTAAGCAAGCATATACTATGCTAAATGATGAGTTTTGTGTAAAGTATGATGCTGCTAGAGAAAGGAATACTAAATTTGGAAAATCAGAAATTGACTATCCAAATTTTCCCTCACTAAAACAAGTTTTAGATCAGGCAGAAATTATCAATACTTTTGTAAGTTCTAAATAGGTTTCCAATTTCCTTAAAGAATTGGTGGTGCGGATGGGATAACTCCCGCCTGGTTTTATTTCCAGTTAAAAAATAAATCATAAAAGAGGGGTTTACAAGACCCCTCTTTTTTAGTATGATATATACTAAAGAATTATTATTTTCTTGATTAAAGTATGGGTCAATACATTAAGAAAGCACTTGTTTTGGGTGCTGGTGGGTTCATTGGAAGTCACATGGTTAAAAGATTACGTTCTGAGGGATATTGGGTTCGTGGTGTAGACCTCAAGTATCCTGAGTATTCTCCAACTGAAGCAAACGAATTTATTCAAGGAGATCTTCGTGATGTAGATTTTGTTCGTCGTGTACTTGAATATAAGGGAGATAGAGGAAACTTTTATCAGTCAGTTCCTTATCGTTATATTCAGACCTTTGATGAAATTTATCAGTTTGCTGCTGATATGGGTGGTGCAGGATTCGTTTTCACTGGAGAAAACGATGCGGATATTATGCACAACTCGGCAACAATTAATCTGAACGTTCTTGAAGAACAGCATAAATTAAATGAAAGATTCGGTAAAAACAGTACTAAAATTTTCTATTCTGGTTCTGCTTGCATGTATCCTGAGCATAACCAACTTGATCCCGATAACCCTGATTGTCGGGAGTCTTCTGCTTATCCTGCCAATCCAGATTCTGAATACGGTTGGGAAAAACTTTTTAGTGAGCGTTTATATTTTGCTTACCATCGTAATTATGGTATTCCTGTACGTGTTGCTAGATATCATAACATTTTTGGACCAGAGGGAACCTGGGAAGGGGGAAGAGAAAAAGCTCCTGCTGCGATTTGTAGAAAGGTGGCATATCTTCCGACTGAGGGAGGTTCTATCGAAGTATGGGGAGACGGAAAACAAACTAGATCTTTCCTCTATATTGATGAATGTATCGAAGCAACAAGAAGATTGATGGACAGTGACTTTATTGGACCTGTAAATATTGGTTCCGAAGAGATGGTCACTATTAATCAACTTGTGGAAACTGCTGCAAAGGTTGCAGATAAAGATGTGCAAAAAATGCACAAGTTGGATGCACCTCTTGGTGTTCGTGGTCGTAACTCAAATAATGATTTGATTCGGGAAAAACTTGGTTGGGATTATTCTCAAACTCTTGAAGAAGGTATTCGCAAAACATATAATTGGATTTCTGAACAAATTGCCAAAAAAGAATCATGAGTTGGAGAAGTTCATTATTAGATATTGCGATTAATGACTATAATAGTTTTGATCGAAATGAACTGGTAGAATATGATATTTACCAGTTTGGGGTTTTTAATGGAGGTTCAATGAAAGAAATTGCCTCAATTTTAAATAAACATAAAATTGAGGTAAATTCTTTTTATGGATTTGATGTTTTTACTGGAATGCCAAAAGAAACAGCAGAACCAATTTTTCAGGACTCTTGGAATCCAGATATTTTCCCAGACGAATTTAATGTATTAAAATACATGAATCTCACCACACCTGAAGAGTGTGCATCACATATACAGACAGAAGTAAAAAATATTTTTGTTTCTAGAGAAAATAATACAAAGGTATCAGTTGTTCCTGGTTTAGTTGAGGAAACTCTACCTTCTCAAAAAGATTTAAAACCAGCATTTTATGTTGATTTTGACCTTGACATTTATTCTCCAACAAAATATGCGTTTAATTATTTGATGGAGAATAACTTGATTGTTCCTGGTACTTTGATTGGATATGATGACTGGGGTGGAACTCCTGGATTTGAAGAATTCAAAGACGGAGAATCAAGAGCACATAAAGAAATCATAGATCAGTGGGGAATTGCTATGACTAAATTGTATCAAAGTGGAAACACATACCCACATGTACAAACTATTTGGATTGTTGAAGAGGTTTAAATGAAAACATTAGTTTATATTGGTGCCAATCAAGGGCATAGTTTGGGTATGCTTGTTAATACTTTTGAAAAAGTTTATGCATTTGAACCAGACCCAGAAATGTTTTCTACTTTGAAAAGTAGATTTGGCACATTAAGTCATGTCACATTGGTAAATGCTGCATGTTCTCTTGAGGATGGTGAAGCAAATTTTTATGTTACTGGAAATAGAGTAGCAAGTAGTCTCGGTGATGGTTCAAAAGAGTTTAAGGATTATCACGGATATAATGCATCAGTGATTAAAGAGATTGCAGTTAAGACAATTAATCTTTATGATTATCTTGAAAGTGAAGGTGTGGAATTTATTAGTCTTTACTATTCTGATTGTCAAGGCAGTGATTTAAATGTCCTAAAAACTATGAAAAAGTTTGTGGATGAAAAAAGAATTGGTGAACTCTTTATGGAGACTCATGCTGACGGAACTTTTTTATATGAAGGGTTAGATAATCAATTTAGTGGATTCAAAGAAATTCTTTCAGAGAACTATGAGTTTATTCATGCAAGTTTAGGTGCATTTAATGGTAGAATTGTTGATGAAGACAATTTGGTTCCTGGAGATCCAGAATGGGATAGTTACTGGAGATTAAAAGGTTATACTGAAACAAACGGATTAAATTTGAGGGCATAATAAATGAAAGTTTTAATTTTAGGTTCAAGTGGTCAAGTTGGTGCATATCTTTCTGAGTATCTTCGTGAAAAAGGACACGCAGTTATTGATTTTGATAAAGTTGAAACACCAAATCATGATATGACTGTGATTCCAAATCAATATCTTGAGAATGCAATTGAGACTGCAGACTTTGTATTCTTCCTTGCATTTGATGTTGGTGGTTCACGATACCTTAAAAAATATCAGCACACATTCCAGTTCATTGATAATAATGCCCGTTTGATGGCAAATGCATTTGGACTTCTTAAGAAATATAATAAGAGGTTTATCTTTGCATCATCTCAGATGAGTAACATGAGTTATTCTCCTTATGGTGTACTCAAGAACGTTGGAGAACTTTATACTAAGTCACTGAATGGTTTGATTGTAAAGTTTTGGAATGTTTATGGTATTGAAAGAGACCATGAAAAGGCACACGTTATTACAGACTTTATTCGTAAAGGATTTGAAACTGGTGTGATTGATATGCTTACTGATGGACAGGAAGAAAGGGAGTTTCTTTATGCAGAGGACTGCTGCGAAGCACTTGAGACTATTATGGAGAATTTCAATGATTTTACGTCGGAAGATAACCTCCACATCACGAGTTTCCACCCGACAAAAATTATTGATATTGCTGGGATAATTAATGGACAATTTAATTTGATTGGAAAGGAAGTTAAAATTCAACCATCTGATCAAAAAGATAGTGTCCAGATGGATAAAAAGAATAAACCAGATACTTATTTGACAAAGTGGTGGATGCCTAAAACGACAATTGAGCAGGGCATTGCTAAAGTATTCGAGGCAATGAAGAATGAACAAGTTCAAAATTAATCTTTATTGTAACGATTCACTTCTTCCATCTACTTCAGATAAGAATACTTCCAAATATACAGAATGGGTTTATGATGGTTCAGGAGAAGTTAATTTTTATGTAAATCAACGTTCTCTTGAAGCATTTTCTTCTGTGCAAACAAAACCAACTTATATTTGGTTGCTTGAATCCAAGCAAATTATTAAACCAATTTATGATTGGATAATTAAAAACTATGAGTTTGCAGTATCACGGGTAGATGGAATTTTCAGTTGTGATAAAGAACTATGTGAAAAATATCCAAAAATTATCTATTCATTATCTAATGCTGCTCCTTGGGTAGAAGATAGAAAAATTTTTGAGAAAACACAACTTGTTTCAATGATTTCATCAAACAAGTCTATGGTTCCTGGACATAGAAAAAGACTAGAATTTGTAAATAAGTTCAAAGAGAAAGTCCATTTGTATGGAAGAGGGTTTAAAGATATTTCTTGTAAAGAAGATGGACTCAGAGACTATATGTTCTCTATTGCAGTGGAGAATGCCGTTTATGATACATACTTTACAGAGAAACTAACGGACTGTTTCGCAACAGGAACAATCCCAGTCTTCTACGGTTGTAGAGGAGTTACAGAGTATTTCAACGAGGATGGTATTATATTCTTGGATGATGACTTTGATGTTTCTACATTGACAGAAGAACTTTATTATTCTAAAATGAATGCGATTAAAGATAATTTTGAACGTTCTTTAACTCTTCCCATTGCGGAAGATTTTATCTATACTAATTATTTTAAATGAGTCAATACAAATATTTTTCAGAAAATAATATTAAACTCGATGGAGTTATCCATGTAGGTGCTCATCGAGGTGAAGAAATTTTTGATTATGAAAAACTCAATGCAAAACAAATTATCTGGATTGAACCAAATCCAGATGTTTTTGAAGAGTTGCAAATTGCTCTGGAGAGAGCAGATAGTTTTGTAGAGTCACATGGATTTTGTGTTGCTGCTAGTGACATTGATGCTAAAGATGTTGATTTCCATGTATGCTATGGTCCAGATGCTGGATTTATGAAGGGCAATAAAGGTTGTTCTTCCCTATTGAAACCAAAAGGCAGATTTGAATCTTGGCATAAGAAAACAATTAAAGTTGATACAGTTAGACTTGATACTCTATTGACTGAAAATGAATTTAACTTTAGTGACTTTCAACTTCTTGATATGGACACACAGGGAGCAGAATTGATGGTTCTCAAAGGTGCTTCTAAAGTTTTAGAAAATGTCTCTTATGTAACAACTGAAGCAACATGGAGTAATCCAGATTATGTTGATAATGTTATGTTTAATGAGTTAAAAGACTATTTAAGTTCATTTGGATTTGAACCTGTAGAAACATTCGAACATACCTCTGATTGGGGTGACGTTTTATTTGTAAAGAAAAAGTAGGAGAAAAATGGCAATTTCATTTAATGGACTTGGTAATGCTGGACGACTTGGAAATCAGATGTTCCAATATGCTGCAATACGTGGAATCGCAGCACATAAAGGATATGATTGGATGATTCCTCCTGCAGATGCAGATAGGTGTGACAATTATGGTCTTTTTGATGCTTTTAAGTTAGTTAACTGTAAGGAAAAAAATCAAGGGGAACAACCAAAGCAAACAATCTCTTGGAGAGAGTTTCATTTTAATGAAAATCTTTTCAATCAATGCCCAGATAATATTGATTTGGATGGATATTTTCAATCTGAAAAATACTTTAAGCATATTACCAAAGAGATTCATGAAGATTTTACATTCAAGGATGAATGGTTAGACCCATGTAAAGAATACATTGAAAGTATTGGAAATAAAAAACTAGTTTTTCTGCATGTTCGTAGGGGAAATCCAAATCTTCAAGGTGTTCGTGGTGAACGTTGGTCTTATCAAATGCTTCAGCAATACCATCCACTTTGTAAGTTTGAATACTATGAAGAGGCACTTAAAGAATTTGATAGTTCTTATCAAGTATTAGTGTTCTCTGATGTTATTGAATGGTGCAAACGTCAAGACTTTTTTAAAGGAGATAGATTCCTTTTCTCAGACAATTCTCTTGAGTTGTTCCCTGATGGTGCATCTGTTCCTTATATTGATCTTTGCCTAATGACACTTTGCAGTGATGCAATTATTGCAAATAGTTCTTTGTCCTGGTGGGGTGCTTGGTTACAGAAAAACCCAAATAAAAAAGTTATTGCACCTACACCTTGGTTTGGACCTGCTTATGCAGATTATATCATGACAGATTTGATTCCAGAAGGTTGGATTGAAAAGTTTAATGACCCGAAAGAAATAGAAGCAGAGGTTTGACATGAAACTTGATTTTCTAATGCCATGTCGTATTGAAAGTGAAGATAGATTAAAAAATATAATTACGACAGTCTCCTTTCTTCTTCATAATTTTCCTGAATCCAATGTCATAGTAAAGGAAGTTGATACTCGTTCTAATTTTAAATTTAGAGCAATCCCAGAGATTAAAAAATACGTAGATACTTCTAATCTAATTCATATCTACGAAGAAAGTGATGAAAGAGCATTTCATAAAACACGTATACTGAATGATCTATTATTGGAATCAAAGTCCGACATTGTTTTCAATCATGATGTTGATATGATTCTCCCTGTACAGTCATATCACTTAGCATATGCTGCATTGTCTGAAGACCAGTGCGATGCAATTTATCCATTTGGATGTGGAATTTATCAACGAGCAGTTGATTATCCAATGGAAACATATGAGTCTTTTTTGAATTCTAAGTTTGATTACAGTATTTTAGATTCAAATTCTAGACTTGCATCTTCAACTATTGGGTGGGGGCAGATGATTAAACGTGAAGTTGAAATAAATGTTGGAATGTGGAATGAGAACTTTATTTCTTGGGGTGCAGAAGATTGTGAATTCCACTATCGACTTAATCTTTTTAACTATCGAGTTGGAAGAGTAAACGATGTAGTTTATCATCTTGAGCATGGTAGAACTTTTAACTCACACTATAACAATCCAAAGTTTTTAGATAATCATAATCTTTGGCAATGGTTCAGAAATCAAGATAGGGATACTGTAGTAAAATATTATCAACAGCAGGAGTATTTAATTAATAGGGGAGGGAAACTAAATGCTAGCGTTTAATGGACTTGGTAATAATGGCAGATTAGGAAATCAAATGTTCCAATATGCAGCATTAAAAGGAATTGCAAGACGTAGAGGATATGATTTTTGTATTCCTCCTTACAATGCAAAAAGAATTGACAACTATAGTTTGCATGTATGTTTTAAACTTTCAAATGTCAATACTGGTAATTTGAAATTTTTGGACAATGGACATGCACCAGTTGTAGTAGAGAAGGACTTTCACTATGATCCAATTCTCCATGATTTGTGTCCAGACGATGTGACCTTGTTTGGATTTTTTCAATCTGAAAAATGGTTTAAAGATATTGAACCAGAAATTCGTGAGGATTTCACTTTTGAGGAAGGTATTCTCAACCCATGCAAAGAATTTATTTCTGAATTTGAAAAACTACCAATCTTTTTACATGTGAGAAGGGGTGACCCAAATCTAGTTGATGCTCGTGGATTTAAGTGGGCATATGTAAATTTGGCAGATACTCATCCTGTTCAACCTATTGAATATTATGAGAAAGCACTTTCCGAATTTGATGATGATCAACCAGTAATTGTATTCTCGGATTCTCCTGAGTGGGTTAAAGAACAAGAAATTTTCCAACCTGATAGATTTTTTATCTCTGAACCACAAGAGAAATATCCCGATGGTTCTTATACTCCATATGTTGATTTGTGTTTGATGTCTCTCTGTTCTGGGGGCATTATTGCAAATTCATCTCTTTCTTGGTGGGGTGCTTGGTTGCAAAATCGTAGAGGAAAAATTGTTGCACCAAAGATGTGGTTTGGTCCTGCTTATGCTGATAAAGACACTAAAGATTTGTATTGTGAAGAATGGAAAGTAATCTAATGGAAAAAAATAAATCTTCCTATAAACTAAAAAATATTGGTCCTATTTATTACTTAAATCTGGATGGTCAACCAGAAAGGAAGGACTACATGGAGGACCAACTTAAGTATTGGGAAATTGAAAACTATACTCGCATCTCTGCATATGATGGTAGAGAAGATGATTTGAGTGACATTATTTCTGGAAGATATCCACAGTTGATGACTTCTGGTGAAATTGGATGTGTCACTTCTCACTTAAAGGCAATTAAACATTGGTATGAGACTTCCGATTCTCCATATGCAGTGATTATGGAAGATGATGTTGACTTCCAAATTGTCCAGAATTGGGATTTTACTTGGAGTCAATTTTATTCTTTAGTCCCATATGATTGGGATGTAATTCAATTATCAATTATTTGTACTGGACCTTTGCACGTTCAACTGCATAAAAGATTTGTCAATGATTTTTCTACCGCATGTTATATGATATCTCGTCATCATGCAGAAAAGATTATCAAGCATCATATTAGGGGAGATAAGTATAAACTTGATAATGGGGTAAAACCCAGAGCAGTTGCTGATGATTTGATTTATAACTCTGGAAATACATTTTCAATTCCAATTTTCTTGTACAGAATTGCCTTGGGTTCTTCTATTCATCCTGAGCACATTGATATTTTCCATCGTTCTAGTCATGATGGATTGTTAAATTTCTGGCAACAGAATGGAGCTAATCTTAAAATTGATGAACTGATGAATTATGACCCTTACCTTGGAAGGATAACTGAGAACAAACAAGAGTCTTGACAAAACATTAATGGTCATAATATGATACGGAAACCTTAAGGGAACTTAAGGTTTTTTTCATATTCTATAGAAGAAATAAAAATCTTATGAAACTCAAACAACTGATGCTTGCACCTGTTGCTCTGGGTATGGTTGCTCCTGTTGCTGCGAATGCCGCAGACCTTAATATGGCAGCAGTCAACCAATACAATACTTCTGAGCAGGTTACAAGTATTACTCAACTTTCTGATGTGCAACCCACTGATTGGGCATATCAGGCACTAAGCAACCTCGTAGAACGTTATGGTTGCGTTGCTGGTTACCCCAATGGCACTTATGGTGGTGGTAAGGCAATGTCCCGTTATGAGGCAGCAGCACTTCTGAATGCTTGCCTTGATCGTGTGACTGAAGTTACTGATGAATTGAAGCGTCTTGCTGATGAATTCCGCAACGAACTGACTACTATTCAAGGTAGTGTTGCTAAACTCGAAGCTCAAGTTGGAGAATTGGAGGCAACTCAGTTCTCCACCACTACCAAACTGCGTGGTGAAGCAAACTTTGTTCTTGGTGGTGTTGATGATTATCAGACTAAGACTGGTGACATTACTCATACTGCATTCAATTACGATTTGCGTCTGAACCTGGATACTTCATTCACTGGCAAAGATCTGCTGAAAACTCGTCTGCGTTCTGCTAACTTCAGCAGCAATCCTTTCGGTTCTAGTTCGTCTATCTTCAAACTGGATAAGGCAGACAACACCACCAGTGAAGTTGGTAACAACGTAGTTATCGACCGTCTGTATTATTCATTCCCTGCGTTCAACAACAAAGCAACCCTGACTGCTGGTGCTCTGGTTCGTAACACTGAGATGGCATGGATTCCTACTGCATATAAGTCTGGCATCCTTGACTTCTTTGCTGTTGCAGGTACTCCTGGTGTGTACAACAAAGCAACTGGTTCTGGTTTTGGTGCTCAGTATGGCAAGAAGGGTCTTGTTGCTGGTGTAAACTATGTTGCACAAAATGGTCAAGACAGTTCTACTGGTGAGTTTGACAAGACTGGTGCTCTGAATACTCTGGCACAAATCGGTTATCGTGGCACTAACTGGGGTGCTGCTTTCGGTTATCGTTATGGCACCGAAGGCACTCGTGTTCGTACTTATAACGGTCTGAATGGTGCTTCTGGCACTCTGGTTCCTGGTCAAACCTCCAATGGTTATGCCCTGAACGCATACTGGCAACCCGAGAAAGCAGGTATTGTTCCTTCTATCTCTGCTGGTTATGGTTGGAACACTGTAAGTGGTACTGTTAGTGATGCTACCGATAGTCAGTCTTGGTTTGCTGGTCTAACTTGGGATGACGTGTTTGTTGATGGCAACTCTGCTGGTGTTGCTATCGGTCAAGCACCTACTGGTGAGAACCTTGAGAAGTCCACGATGCTTGAAATCTTCTACAAGTATCAAGTATCTGACAACATTAGTGTCACTCCTGCTATCATCTACGGTAGTGACAACCAACGTCTTGCTAACAACTCCTCCAACTGGGGTGGTGTAATCCAAACTACCTTCAAGTTCTGATAAGTCAGGAAATCTAAATAAAATCTTAAGAGGGGTCTTGACAGACCCTTTTTTTTGCTATATACTTTTGTAATACTTCTTTACAAAAGTACAATGACTGTTACAAAAAACGAGTTCGGGCAAATGAATATGTTTGCCAAAGAACCTTCGATGTATATGACCAAGGAAGACCTTGAACGTTATGGCATCGAACCCTATGCTGAGAAAGCGGAGAAAATGAATGGACGTTGGGCAATGCTCGGTATTGTTGCTGGTGCTATTTCTTATTCTCTCACTGGGCACCTCTTCTTTGGAGTAGTTTGAGACTTGACAATGACTTCACTTATCTTTACAATGACATCCGTTGCCTTTTTTGTTTTACTGGCAGCATCTGTTGAAAAACTTTGCGAGACTTACTAATGACCGTTTTTAATGTCACTCTTCAATCTCCTGATGGCACCGAAACTACAATTCAATGTCAAGATGACCAATACATTCTTGAAGCAGCAGAAGAAGCAGGTATCGACCTTCCTTCTTCATGTAAAGCAGGTGCTTGCTCGGCTTGTGCTGGAAAACTCATCTCTGGCACCGTAGATAATGAGGAGCAATCATTCCTTGATGATGAGCAGCAGGCAGAAGGTTGGGTGCTGACTTGTGTAGCATATCCCACTAGTGACTGTGTTATTCTTACTGAGCAGGAAGAGAACCTGTGAGCAGTGCTAGCATGTTAGGGCAGTTTGCTATTGCTCTTGAAACACTTGGATGGGATAAAGATGATGACATCTCAGTTGAAATTGGTGGAGTAGCAGTAACAGGAACTGCTACCAGTCCAAACGCAAACCCAAAATGGGCAAAACCTTTTGGAACAGTCAGTTATCAAAATGATGCTTTCATCGTAATTAAAAACAAATCAAGGAACCCAGTTGTTCCTTCACAACCAAATCCTGAACTTAAACAACGACACCCTTATAATGGAACACTCACTAATTGAACTGCTGACTTATTATGTAATCGTTGCTGCTCTGTTTATTGGAGCACCAGCAGTATTTTTTACAATCGTTTTCATGCCAGCACTTATGAATACAAAAGGTGCTGTGGTCGGGTATAAAATTCACCGAGATTATGGTGAAACATCTATCTATTCTAAAGTAAAGTAATTAAGGAGAAAAACAATGAACGAAAGAGCTGAGCGTATTAATGGATGGGCAGCAATGATTGGTATTGTCGCTGCTATTGGCAGTTATGCCGCTACTGGTCAAATCATCCCTGGTATTTGGTGATATGAAGTGTAAAGTGCAGTTGTATGTGGCAGGTAAGGTCTTTCACGAAATCGTAGAGGCAAGAGATTATAAAGATGCAAGAGAAACTGCACTTGCACGAAATCCAAATGCCAAAGTTGTTGGAGTTACTGCTGTTTTTGATTGATACTTATGTTTAATATTTTTAAGAAAAAAGAGAATACTATGGAGGTTCCTGTGCGTAAAGAAAAATATATTATTCCTGCTGTTGATTTTGTGTTTCGTGAGAACAGTGAATTTGTAACTCGTACTAGTGGTGAATTGTTTGATGGTAAACGAGTAATCATTTTCTCACTCCCTGGTGCTTTTACTCCAACTTGTTCTGCATATCAACTTCCTGGATTTGAAGATAGGTATGAGGAATTTAAAGTACTTGGAATTGATGAAATTTATTGCATCTCTGTCAATGATGGATTCGTGATGAATGCTTGGGCAAAGGAGCAAAATATTCAAAAAGTAAAACTGATTCCTGACGGTAATGCATACTTCACACGTTCTATGGGATATCTTGTCACTAAATCTAACCTTGGTTTTGGTGATAGGTCTTGGCGTTATGCTGCGGTCGTGGATAATGGAGTCATCGAGAAACTATTCGTTGAAGATGGTATGCGTGACAACGCAGACACCGACCCATATGAAAAGAGCACACCAGAAAACGTTCTTGAGTATGTGAAGTCTACGGTGCGTGAAACTGCAACTGTTTGAAACAATAAGAAATAATACTCATCTCTGCCCTATATAAAGGGCAGAGATTTTTTTATGCTATGCCTAGAGGACAAATTACAAAAGACCTCATTAAATATGAAGTTTTAAAGATAAAAGCAGAATTGGATAAAGATAATCATTTATGGGGACAAGACCCGAAGAGTATTGCACATAGATATTTGAATAAAATTTTAGATAAAATAGAAGAATATGGATACTAAATAATCAAATCCCAATTTTGGGCATTTAAGTTAAACATATGTCTAATTTAACTAGAGAGGTATTGATTAAAACCATTGTCGCAGAAGAGATGATGGGGTGTACAGGGGAGGATTATCACCAAAGATTGAAGTCTCTTTATCATAAATGGGAACATGAGTCTAGTGAAAATATATGCAAAAAATATAATGAATTAGAAACAACCCACCTTACCGTAGATGACCTAAAACCATAAATATCTTCAGTGTCAAAAATAGATATCTATGACCTTAGATCTTCATAACTTTTTTAAATTTTATGATGATAAGAACCCCAACCACGTTGCTGCGGTTCAGTGGCTAGAGGACAATCTTCCAGAGAAGTTTTTGGATGATGCACAATCCGATTGGGTTAGTATTTTTAGAACTGCTCCACCTACACCAGCAATACTGCCTGTTCCTTATTTTAATCAGGTAGATAATTATAGAGATGCACATAGAACTTGCAATTCTTCTTCTTGTGCAATGTGCCTTGCTTATTTAAAACCAGGTTCAATTAAAGGTGATGATGAGTACGTTAAGAAAGTATTCGCAATTGGTGATACAACTGACCATGCTGTGCAGACGAAAGTTCTTGCAGGTTATGGAGTCAAGTCACACTTTAGTTACAATTTATCTTTTGCTGATATTGATAAGAGTCTTGATGCTGGAAAACCCGTTGTTATTGGTATTCTTCACAGGGGTTCTTTATCTGCACCTACTGGTGGGCATATGTGTGTTGTAATCGGCAAGACTCCAGACGGTAAAGGGTATTACGTAAATGACCCATATGGTTCACTGAACGACAATTACAGTGGTCCAGTCACAAATGGTAAGAAGACCATTTACACCAAAGCAGTTCTTAAGCATCGTTGGTGCCCAGGTGGCAACGATGGTTGGGGTAGAATTTTTGATTGATAGGAGAATAACAAATGGCAAGAGTAGACTTACATAACTTTTTTAAGTTTTACGACGAGAGAAATCCAAGTCATATCAAAGCAGTTCAATGGTTAGAAGATAATCTGCCAGCAACATATCTTGAGGATAATGCTGATTGGGCAGATATTTTTAGAGGTAAAAAATCTGCTTCTGGTTCATCTGAACCTGCTGCTAGTGGAGATGTTTGCCCACATTGTGGCAAATCTTTGGGAAAGTAGGAGGGGCAGCTCCTTCTACTTCTGGTGCTGCCCAAACTAGTGGTGATGATGTCCCAATGATGGGCATTAAATTAATTAAAGAATTTGAAGGATGTCATTTAAATGCTTATCCCGACCCTCTAACAGGTGGACTTCCAATTACTATTGGTTGGGGTTCAACAAGAGATAAGAATGGTAAACCATTCCAAATGGGTGATAGTATCACTCAACAAGAAGCTGATGAGTTATTAATCAGTCAGTGTAAGAATCAGTTTCTTCCAGCACTTAGAAAAATCCCACATTGGAATGAGATGTCAGATGGAAAAAGAGGCGCTCTGCTCAGCTTTGCTTATAATCTCGGTGCTGGTTTCTACGGTGGTGATAACTTTAATACTATTACTAAACGCCTAAAGAATAAAGAATGGGACTTAGTTCCCGATGCTCTTTATCTTTACCGTAATCCTGGTTCAAATGTAGAAGCAGGTTTGGCACGTAGAAGAAAAGCAGAAGGAGAATCTTGGAAAAAGGGATGATAAATAGTTTCAACCATTGAGTTGAAACAACTCGACCACACACCACGGTGAGTTGCGTTTGGTAGTTCTTGGAGATAACTGCTAAACCAACCACCGTATTTTTATGTCTAACTACACGCAAAGGGCGCTGTCACTAGCGTCTGCGCTTCTTATTGGAGTGCCAACCGCAGCATTCGCAGAAACAATATCTGGAACAGATTTTGAGACTGGAGACACTTCGGGATGGAACACTGGAACTCAAACTGGAACATTGGATAGTACTATCACGGGAGGAGGGACTGGTGTTAGTGTCGTAGATAATCCAGTTATCTTCAATGCTGATTCTTTTCAGGCAATAGGAAGTCCAACATTACAAGATGGTTCTCCTAATCCATATTATGCACCCGCAGTAACACCAACCACTTGGGAGTTTGCTCCTTACGGAACTGCTGGTGCTGCATTACAACCAAACGGTCAACAAACATTTAACCAAGCAACAGAAGCACTTGGTTTAACACCAGAACAAAATCAAGCAATAAGAGACCTTCTTATTCAACAACAGCAAGCATCAGGACTTGGAAATCCAAACCCAACTGATGCTGCTTGGATTACAAAATCAGTCACCTTAGAGACTGGAAAAATCTATACAATGTCTTGGAACTACATTGGAACTGATTATGTTCCATTCAATGATGGTTCCATTACTTCACTTGTTTATCAAGGTTCAGGTTCTTCTCCATCAGTAACAGTTAATAACCAACTTCAGAACTATGCGTTACTTGGATTTACTAATCCAGGAACAGGTGATTATTCTACAGGTTCTTTTGGTTCTACTGGATGGCAGTATTCAACTTATCAGGTAGGTGCTGATGGTGATTATCTCTTAGGATTTGCAGTATTCAACCTTGGAGATACAGCATTATCACCAGTTCTTTTAGTTGATAGTCAACCTGGAACTACAACAGCAAACGGAGAGACATTCACTCCTGTTGCTCCAAACAATCCAGATGCACCATCTGTTGATGAGGTAGCACCAACTCCAACACCAGAACCAGAACCCACACCAGAACCAGAACCAACTCCAGAACCAACCCCTGAACCTACACCAGAACCAGAGCCAACTCCTGAACCAACTCCTGAACCTACACCAGAACCAACTCCTGAACCTACACCAGAACCAACTCCTGAACCTACACCAGAACCAACTCCTGAACCTACACCAGAACCAACTCCTGAACCTACACCAGAACCAGAACCACCAACATTATTAAACTCTGTGACTGTTCCTGCACCAGGACTTCCAGTTGTTGTTACCACAGAAGTAACTCATACGGCAACAGAAGAAAATGGAGTTCAGAAGATTAGGAGAGATGCGGAAATTACAACTAAAACTCCACTATTGAAGCAAGATACTTATAGTGATGGAACTGTTGTAGCATCATTAATTCTTTCTGTTGATACTGAAAATAAGCATAATGTTATTTCTGGTCGTGTAGATCAACATGAAGTTTTAGATAAGATTGGTGGTGGATTACAAAATCTGTTTATCTACGAACCAACTGAGCCAAGCACAGACAGAGTAAGAGTATTTAATAACAACTATTATGCATGGTCTTCTGGTGAGAATGGATACAGTGGTAAGACTTTAATCATTGGTGGTGGATTAGAGATTGATATTAAACCAACTTGGACTGTTGGTGCTCAATACAATAATATGAATATTGATTTAGGTGGAGTTGATAGTACTTCTAAACTTCTGAAAAATCATTATGGAATATTCAATATGTTCCGTGGAAATACATTTTCACTCCTAACTAATGCTGGATTTACCCAGAACAAATATAAAGTTAAGAGAACAGTTCAAGGTATCTTTGGAAATGAAAGTTCATCACAGGGAAAAGAGTGGTTTGTAAATAACAAACTATTCTGGCACCTCAATAAGAATATAACTCCATTTGTTGGATACACTGTTGGTAACTATCAGAGAGATGGGTTTACTGAAAGTGGATCAATTATATCAAGAAGAACTGTTGATGCCATTAATGAAACTTCACACTCTGGTGAGGTGGGTCTAAATATTTCACACCGTTTTGGTGGAAAGAAAAAGGACTTATTTGGAATGGGTGTTGCTGGTTCTTATGATACTACTGGAATGATTGAAGTATCCGCTTCTGCTGATTATAAGGAGATGGTCATTATTGAAGGAATACATCAAATCAATGATGGTGTTTCTAATACAGCAGTTTCCGCAAAAGTGAAATTTAAGTTCTGATTTACCTAAATATGAGGTAGAACATCATCACAAAGACTGATGGATAAACAAAAAGAAAATCGTATGAGTACATTGATTCGTATTGCTATCTTGAGTTGGTCCGCTGCTCTTCTGACAGCAAGTTATGCAGGTGCTCTTGCTAAAATGGACCCGACATTTATTGCAACAGTATTCACTGCATCTGCTGCTACCTTTGGTATCAATACTATGAAGAAAGGTGGTGATGAAGATGATGAAAAGAAACCAGAACCAAGAAGAGAGGAGTACGTAGTCACTCCTCCAGTTTTTCAAACTCCAGAAGTTGAATCCCCCGTTATTCTCTCTGAAGAAACTTCAGAAAGTCAAGGTGATTCTTCTTTAGTCGAAAGAGTGGAAGCACTTGAAGCAAAAGTTGATGAAGAAAAGCCATACCAAAGAGGAGAACTTTGATGGCAAAGTCTGCAAATAAAGGTAAAAAAGGTTCTGCTGGAGGTAAGCAATCCAAGCAAAATCAAGGCAATGCAATTGCTAAAAAAGCAAAGAATGGTGGGAAGAAAAAATGATTGAATTTGTGACTTTGATTGTGGTTGGTCATGTATTAGTTGGACCTGATTTATGCCAAACTGATTTTTTCGGTGATAACCAAATATACACATTTACATACTTATGCCAAGAGAATGGAACACTCCTAAACGAGAGTGTTGGAATGCTCCCATCCACCAAATACTTAAAGCAATAGATAACCACACCCGTCTCTACATGCAGACGGGTGATTTTTGGCATGAAGAACAGGCCCAGATATTGAGAAAGTATGTAAAAGATTTGAAAGTCTGGATACATAAGGAAGAAGGTTGGTGGAACGAATGAAAAAGTTATTCACCTCAATTGGTCTAGTTTTATCGTTAGCATTTCCTGCTATATCATCATCATTAGAACCAAAACAACCAACAGTAAGACCTTATAGTGCAGAGGCAATGGGTTGTATGATACTTCTAGAATGTACTGAAGGAGTGGAAAAACTCACAGTAGATTCTGAACTACTAAAGGATCCAGACTTTGATCCATTCAGAGAAGAACTAAAAAGGATTATTATTGCTCTTGATGGTGTAAATGTTCCTGTTTATGTTGCACCAGAAAGATATTTTACTCCAAGAACAGTGGGATTATATAAACCAAACTATAATAGATTTTTTGTAAATGAAACTCTTCTGAAAGACCCTAGAGAGTTTCTAGGAACAATGAGACATGAAGGGTGGCATGTTGTTCAAGATTGTATGGGTGGTGGATTGCAAACATCCTTCATGGCACAAGTACATCAAGATAGTGAAATACCTGCTTGGGTAATGAAGCAGACTAGATTGACTTATGAATCAATGATGCAAAGTCGTGCTGTTCCCTGGGAAGCAGATGCTAACTGGGCAGAAGAACAGTCAAATGTGACTGCTGAAAAAATAGAGATGTGTGGAAAAGGTCCTCTTTGGGAACAAATTCGTCCTACACCAATGACTATGGACTGGTTAATTGGTTGTGGATGGATGAAACCACAAGAGGGTAAGTATCCTTATTATCCAAATAAGAAAGTAGAATATTGTACGGAAGGTAAGTATTGATGGAATTTCCTTGGGGAGTGGTGATTATACTTTCTTGTGGTCTTATATTCACTTTATATTGTATATACTACATATTAAATCTAGCTCATAAGGAGATGAACGATGAAACAATTAAGTCTGATACTGTCTCTCACAAGTCTAAGCATTAGTGCTGCGATTGGTGTAGGGGCATATATCACATATCAAAAGGCACAAAAGATTCTGGACAATCCAGAAGAGTTTGTTGGTAAAGTTGTGGAGAATCAAGTTAATAAAGCATTTGAAAAATTACCTATTCCTAAACTAAATACTGAGAAGTTTAAATTACCATTCTAATGTCAGAGAAAGACCCATATATTTACAGAATCAAATCAGTAGGAAAAGTTGTAGATGGTGACACTATTGATGCTGATATTGACCTTGGTTTTGATATCTCCCTTACTAAGAGAATTCGTCTTGCTGGTATTGATACCCCAGAAAGTCGCACGAAAGATGTCGAAGAAAAGAAACTTGGACTAGATGCAAAAGAATGGTTAAAGCATCGTCTTCATGGTGCCGATGATATTATCATTCGTACAGAACTTCCAGACTCTACCGAGAAGTATGGTCGCATCATTGGACACCTCTATATCAATGGTGAAGAAGCATCTCTTAATAACCAAATGATTACTGAGGGTTATGCCCTTGCTTATGATGGTGGAACAAAAGATAAGGACTGGGAACCACTCAGAGAAATTCGTAGAGCAAAAGGAACTCTTGTATAATGATATACTTTAATATTGTTAGATTGTTTATTATTATCTGGGCAGCATTTATGATTTCTGCCGTGGAATCTGTTGCCATAAAAACAGAAGGACAAGTAGAACTAGAAACTACAAGTAGAGATGCGTATGCAAAAGTACTTGTACTTGCAGTGGGTTCTTTTCTTGGAGATGCAGCATTTAAATTGAAAAATAGAAAATAGTTTTGTTAGCATAATAAAACAGAGTAACTTAAAAAAACGTTACAATGTGATACCAAATTATTAAATAGTAAAGATTTAATTAAGGTCTTTACAGATGACCCAGGCACCAGCAAAGATTGAATCGGAACAAGAAATTAAACAAAAAAAAGTCGAGAAAGATAATATCCTCCTCGAAATACTTTATAATCTTGTAGTTCAACTTCCTGTGATTGCAGTTACTTGGGTTATTTCTAAATTTGAATGGGATTAGATTGATAAACGAGCAGATAGTTTTTTAGCAATTTTTTTAGCAGGGGCAAAGAGAGGTTTAAATCTTTCTTTGCCTTCTTTCGTAAATTTATCTTTTATCACGTCATCAATAATAATCTTGTTATCTATCTCATAGAGAGCATTGATTTCAACTTGGTCACGAATGTATTGCTCTACATTTGTAACTTGTTCTACGAGACGAGTTCCATCTGCAGAGTATTCAAATACATCAATGTGTCCTCCTTCTGCTAGAACATAATGAAGGACTGGTTTGACCTGTTTGATTTTAATTTTAAACTTATTCTTTGTTGCTTCTTTAATGATTGGTTCCGCAGCATTTTTTAGTGCATTGAGAACTGTAGTAGATGCAATAGTTGCAGCAGTTGTGACTACTGCGACAGCACCAGCCGTAGCAACAAGAGAAGGGTCAGGTAAATTAATATTGATTCCACCGACAGTAAAAGTGGGTTGAGGTTTATTTGCTGGAACTTCTACAACTGGAGTAGGAGTTTGAGTGGGGGGAGTTTGAACAACTTGAGGCAGTTGAGGTGGGGGGGTAGTATCTGGTAAACCCCTTGATTTTTCCTGTTGTTCTTGTGCCTGTTTTTCACGTTCTGCTTTTACAGCAGCATCAAACTCTGCTTGAGTTGGTACATTAATAACTGGATATTTAATCGCAGTATTTGGTACATCAATTACAGGAACTTCAAGACCACGCACAACAGGTTGTTCCACATTACGAATAGTTGGTTTATCTATAGTTGAGATTACAGATGGACCAGATATTCGATTGATACTTGTATTTGGTATGTTTGCGTTTGGTACGTTAATCGGATTATTTCCGATTATGGGTCTTAAATTTGCACTATCAATTGATTGTATTGGTTCCATTAACCACATCCTCAACTCTTGGGTATTTCACAACAACATCTGCACAAACTTTGTAGTAAGGACTATCAGGATGGAACATGATTCCTGCCTTATATGCTTCACCGCATTTTAATAATCTTACAAGTTCAAAATCTAAACGTGCTTTATCTGCTTCGGCTTGTTGTCTTGAGATTTCGACCCTAGCTCTTGATTTACAAAGTTCTTGTAAAGAACCATCTAAGGGAATATTAAATCCCATGGATAATCCAGCATTTCCAGAGTAAGATGAGAATTGTTCTGGATCTTGACTAGCATTGCCATTACCAATGATGAATGGAGCCAGAGAAAATGTTGGTCCCTGACAGGAAACACCAGCACCAAAAGTATTCATAGCATAAGGACCTTGAAGAACTTGAACTGCCTGGTTTGTTACATTACCAGTAGCAGATGCTGAAGGTCCTGCGATGTTTGTATTCGATGGAGCTTGTTGAGCAAATGCAGTTCCTGTTGAGATTATTGCGTAAAGACAGAGATTGATGTAGTGGTTGATTGGGTTTCTGTGGTGCGATCTATCCATGTTTCTTTTGCCACTCCAGGACCGAGATAGGTTTCACTGAACTGGAATGGAGCACCTTGAGTCATCACAGAATATCCAGCACCCCTCTGTGGAGATCCAGGAATGTTAATGTTTGTACCAGTTACAGTATAAGATTCACCAGTTGTATATTCAACTTGGCGGATTGCTTCTACAATTTTTGTTGTAGATTCTGTTGTTGCATTGATTGTGCCTCTAGTAAAATTAGGCACAACACTCTCAGCATAAACGGGAGTACAAGTGACTCCCGCTGCTAAAAGCAAAACGGGAGTTAAATGTCTCATTTGAATACACTTAATTCGATGCTTCTTTGAGCAGTAGCACTTGTACCTGCACCACCAGCAGTAACAGTTGGGACACCAGTTGGGGAAAGAGTACCTGCAAGGGTTCCTTTCTCACCACCAACTTGAGTCACACTATCTCCGTATAGATTTGGTGTTCCAATAACACCATTAGTAACTGTTTGGGTAGTAACGGGAGTATCGGCAGCATTGAAACTTTCTGAGAAAGTAAATGCTTGACCTGGAGTATTGATATCGTAGGTTCCAGCACCGCCCACACCACCAAAGGATGTGGATTGGATATTGGTTCCTGATGCAGAGTATGATGCACCTATTCTAGTTGATTGAACAGCAGCACCATCAACTTTTAGTTGAACAGAATCGGTGATTTTTGAGGTGATTTCAGCAGCACTTGTAGGAATGGTGAAGAATAACGAAAAGGCCAATAATAGTCTTTTCATTTTCTTATGTTGGTGAACACTATAATTATTTATCGAATCCAATTTCAAATCTGGCACACCCCCCTTGACTTCCTGGTGGACTACTGGTATGATAAATAGGTAAACAAATGTTACGAACCTTAAAGGACTTGTAACATTGTCGAACTCCCACTAACCGAGACCTATGGGGAGTATAAAAACGTCTCTCATACCCACAGTGGAGGGTGCTGTGGGGAATACTCGTAACGGTTCGTCCCCCCGAACTTTTATCTAACTCTCTTAATTCAAATGACTGCTACAATTTCACAACAACGACAATCAAATACTTGGGAACAATTCTGCAACTGGGTTACATCAACCGATAATCGTCTTTATGTCGGTTGGTTCGGAGTCCTGATGATTCCTTGCCTGCTTGCTGCAACTATCTGCTTCATCGTTGCCTTCATTGCTGCTCCCCCTGTGGACATTGATGGTATCCGTGAACCAGTTGCTGGTTCTCTGATGTATGGAAACAACATCATCTCTGGTGCTGTTATTCCTTCTTCTAACGCAATCGGTCTTCACTTCTATCCCATCTGGGAAGCTGCCTCACTCGATGAGTGGCTATATAACGGAGGACCTTTCCAACTGGTCGTCTTCCACTTTCTGATTGGTATCTATGCTTACATGGGTCGTGAATGGGAACTTTCTTACCGTCTTGGTATGCGTCCCTGGATTTGCGTTGCTTATTCTGCTCCTGTTGCTGCTGCTTCTGCGGTGTTCCTTGTTTATCCTTTCGGTCAAGGTTCCTTCTCTGACGCAATGCCTCTCGGAATCTCGGGTACGTTTAACTACATGCTCGTC